AACCTATGACATTGGCGCTAGTATCGATTATCTTCTAAAGTATGCCCGCGATGCCCGTTGGGACGTTGTTGGTCGTGCTATGGAAGTTCTCGAAGCCCAATTTGTCAAGAAGATGAACGATGACGGCTGGCACACCCTTTTGGCTGCTGGCGTTGATCGCAACATCGTTGTTTATGACACCGATGCCAGTGCTGGTCTTTTCACAAAGAGACTAGTAAGCTTGATGAAGACAGTTATGAGACGTAACGGCGGTGGTAACAGTGCCAGCAACAACCGTGGCATGCTAACCGACCTCTATGTTTCACCAGAGGCTATGGAAGACATTCGCAGTTGGGGCATCGATCAGATCGACGAAGTTACTCGTCGTGAGATCTATCTCGCTGCTGATGGTTCGGTTAACCGTGTATTCGGTATTAACCTCCATGATCTCGATGAGCTCGGTGAAGGTCAGCAATATCAGCTATTCTACAGTAATGTGCTCAACGGCACACTACCACAGGGTAAGGCTGAGCTTGTTGTTGGTCTTGATCTTCGCAAGAGAGACAGCTTCATTATGCCAGTTCGCTCAGAAGTTCAAATCTTCGAAGACGATACACTACATCGTCAGAAGAGAGCAGGCTTCTACGGCTGGGCAGAGCAAGGCTTTGCTGTTCTCGACAACCGCAGAGTCATCCTCGGCGCTCTCTAAGATCGTTTGCGATAACCAAACAAAGAAAAGGCTGGCCTTCGGGCTGGCCTTTTTTTGTTTTACTACATACTAAACAGATATAGGTGTATTATACAGATATCTTCTAAAACATTAAAAACAAAAGGTTTATTATGAGCTGGTCAAACGAACTAACTATTATCGTACGCACTCTAATTAACGACTTAGACGAACCATATGATTTCACAGACAGTAGAATACAGCAGGTTTTAGCTGTTGCGGCTAAATATGTTCAGTTTGACGTTAATCTAGAAAATTCTTATCAAGTTGATGTTAATAGTGTCTCTATAACTCCAGACCCTTCTACTAATAACGATGACACCTTTATCAGTATTGTTTGCCTTAAGGCCGCTTGTATTATAGACCAAGGAACATTCAGAACCAAGGCTGCAATAGAAGGTATTAGAACAGCTCTTGGCCCAGCATCTATTGGATTTTCTGGTACGCTGTCTGGCTGGTCTGCAATTATAGATCATGGAGCATGCGGCTTGTATGAGGAACTGACTAGTCATTGGGACGTTAAGAATGCAACAGCTGTTCGTGCTGTTCTTGGTCCGTTCGTTGGTAATAAGTTTGATCCAAGATACTTGCTTAGAGGCCCCATCCGAGATAGAACCAACAACGATTTTTATGGTTAATAGAGTATAAAACATATGGACTATCCACTATATAAAAAACTATTTAACCAGCAAATGGATGCTTTTCTAGATTCCTCTGGATTAGCAACAGAATGCTTACTTACTTATGGTGTAAAAGATCTTGAGCAATGTTCTAACTGCTTATACGATTCAGCTCTTAAAAAATCTGCTAATATATACAAAACTGGAGGACCCATACCATTTAATCAAGGTCAAATATGTCCTCATTGCAGGGGCGTTGGACTGTATGGTAATGCTAAAACAGAATCAGTATATCTAGCAGTTTTATGGGATTATAAATCTTGGGTTATTAAACCAGTAAACATAGAAAACCCTCAAGGCTATATTCAAACTATATGTCATAAAAGTTATACTAGTCGTATTTTACAAGCACAAGAGATGACAATACCCAACATGAATCCAGACTCTCCGACCTTTATTTTAGACTCTGAGCCAAATCCTGGTGGACTAGGCGATCAAAATTATATTATTTGCACATGGAAAAAAATTAGAAAGTAAAAATTATGAATATTACTAAAAAATTAACAATGTTAACATATAATGGTTCCACCCTAGTTCTAGCCACTAGCGATATTAAACCTAACTTTAACACTATTTTTAGTATTAATGAAAGTGGTACAGGATATATCTCTTTCTCCTCCTCCAGCTTGTTCAATTCTCTGCCTAGTCTTCTTGATGGCAATACATATCTTATTGATAGTAAGAGCGAAATGCTCCCGTGGGTTCTTACAACTATAAATAATGGCTCCGCTACAACACCAGCGCCAACCACCACGGTAGCACCAACCACAACAGCGCCAACCACCACGGTAGCACCAACCACAACAGCGCCAACCACCACGGTAGCACCAACCACAACAGCGCCAACCACAACAGCGCCAACCACCACGAGCGTTCCAACTACCAGTGGTCCAACTACCACAACTGTTCCACCCTATGCTATGTATGCGACACAAAGCGACTCTGCTCCAACAAGGGTTTCCGCTAACGGCATAGGAAACGGCTCCGCTGGTAACACTGGTAATTTTGCTAATTATGGAAGTAACGCTACCTGGAATGGGGCTATTGGTAATATTACTAGCGTAGGCACAAATGGTTCCAGCAGCTACTTTGGCACCCAGGATCAATCAGGAAACATATGGGAATGGAATGACAGTATCATACAAAGTACAAATAGAGGTATATTAGGTGGTGCTTATAATACAAGTATAGCTTCTGATCTATCGTCTACATCAAGAAAGTTCGCTCTTCCAAACAGCAGTACCATAAACTTTGGATTTAGGGTTTGTTCCAAATACCCTATTCCAGAAGGAAATACTCTAATTGAATTTGTACCCGTGCTTGAACAAAATAATCCTGCTAATACCACAGGGTATGGATCTGTTTCTTATAATTATTGTATCTCTAGATATCCAATAACAAATAGTCAATATGCTCAATTCTTATTAAGCATAGAGGGTACAGATAGCTATAGTGCTTATGTTTCTACTATGGCATCGAATATACGAGGAGGTATTAATTCCGACTATACAGTAAAAGCTAATATGGGCAACAAGCCAGTAAACTATATTACTTGGTTTAGAGCTGCTCGATTCGTAAACTGGCTACACAACGGCATGGTATCCGGACCACAAAGCAGTCTAACCACAGAAAGCGGAGTTTATACTTTAAACGGAGCCAACTCTGGTGTGTCTTTTGCTAAAAATCCAGACGCAAACTACTGGATTCCTTCCGAAGACGAATGGTATAAGGCGGCTTACTATTTACCGACAGTATAATGAAGCTATCTTTAAAACTCATAGAGAATAATTCAGAAATAGGAAATAGCATCCTTAATGCTTTATTACCTGAGGCGTCTGCCTTTATGAATAAAGCAAGTAAATATATACAAAGTAATATATTCTCTACAATTAAAGAAAGTATTTTAGTTCAACCAGAATATGATTCACTTGTTAATGGGCAACTTAGACTAGAGCTTGGAATACCAGACGCAGCGATGAGGGTAGAAGATTTAATTAATGCTTGGATAAATAACACTATTGTAGAATATAAACCACCTCAAATAATGAACAATAGAATTAAAAGTAGTTTTACTATCAAAATGATTAGAGCTAATTTTTCTGATGTATTAAGTTTAAATTTAGCTAGTATTGAAAGAAGTGCTGTTGGGGCTACTATACCTTGGTTAGAGTGGCTATTATTAGAAGGTACGACCACTCTAGTAGACAACTATGAAGTCTTTATAGGTCCCCATAGTAGGTCTAGAACAGGAGGGGCGATCATGAAAGCTTCGGATGGTCAGGGGTGGGGAGTACCACCAGAATACTCAGGAACTATCAATGATAACTGGATAACTAGAGCAATAGAGGCTTGCAAGCCCGACGTGCAAAAACTTTTAGAAAAGGCCCTCTCACAATGAATAATATATGCCAACCAAGCCCTGTATTTAAAAACGTGAAGAACATCACAGAAGACCTTTTATTAAATAGCATAGAGGCTAATCTAAAGCTTTTCTTGGACTGGGCATTTCTTAGCATAGGAGGATGGTTTGACGTAACTATTAATGAAAATACTCTTCAAAATGACTCATACGATAAACTTATAGTAGCAGATGATAAGGCTTATACCGCTAGAACTGTTTGGGAAGCACAAAGAAAAGACTGGGTATGGGAAAATATAACTTATTGCAATAGGAGCCCTATATCCAATCTTAATGTGACAGTAAATGGTAGCGTGGTGCCGAATACAGACTATACAATTAACTATCCACTTGGTCGTATTATTTTCAACACCCCAATATCTGCATCATCTAATGTTAGATGTAACTATAGCTATAGATATGTTCAGACATATAGGGCTAATGATAGTGATTGGTTTAACTTAATTCAATATAATGGACCAACAACCACCAAAAATATAGACAGACTATCTAATGGTAGTTGGAAAATTGGAAAGAATCACGTTATCCAACTTCCTGCTATAGTTGTTGAGTCTTTGCCCAGATCGCGCTCTAGACCACACGAAATAGGTAGTGGAGGATTGGTTCTTGAGCAAGATTTTGCTTTTCATATATTGGCCGATAATAAAAACGACAGAAATAAAATTGTGGATATTTTAAGATTACAGCAAGATCTAATGATTTGGCTATTTGATACTAATGCTCTAACAGCCAACAATAAATATCCCTTAGAGTATAATGGCTCTTTAAAGGCTACACCCTTAATGTATCCTGATATAATTGGCCAATACCCTTGGAAGAAATGCTGGCTTAAGAATATTAGCGTTTTTGAGGTAGAATCTATAGATCCGAACATGCACAGAGCTGCCGTCAGAATGACAGCAGAAATAATTTATACATAAATCTTGAGATTTTGTGTATAATAGTGTTGTATCTTACCATTAATTAACAACGGGTATAAAATCTTTAATTTACAAAGACCGGAGATTAAAACATGCCAAATAAACGTATTTACTACGCAATCCAACAGGTAACCCTAGGCCCAGAGGCCTCACAGACAGCAGCTCACGGTCTACAAACCGTTGGTATCACCACAAACTTCAACCTAGAGCAAGTATTCGAAATGGGTCAGCTTGCTATCTATCAGAACATTGAAGGCATCCCACAGATCGAAGTAACCCTGAACAAAGTTCTAGACGGCTATAAACTACTCTATGTACTAGCCACAGAAACCGGTGCCGAGGGCATCTCGGGTACGGTGGCAACATCGCCCGATCTACCCGGTCGTCAAAATGCCAGAACAGATATGAGATTATCAATTTATCCAGATAGTCAGGTCGCTGCTGATGGTAATCCTGTTGCTAAGGGTGTTGTCACATGCAAAGGCATGTACGTTTCTAGTGTGAGCTATACATTCCCTGTGGACGGAAACTTCACAGAAGACGTAACGCTTGTTGGTAACGATAAGATCTGGGCTGATACTGGTACCACCGGTCAGTTTGGTGGCAATAATAACGTTCCAGCCGCTAATTCTGGTGTTAATCGTAGACAGCATCTTGATATGTCCAAGTGTCGTTTCCCAACAGAAATCCCAGGTATCAATGCTAGCGGCGTAAACGCTGACGCTGGTTCTGGTAATGGTTTTAGTACCCACTTCCAGAACATTACGGTAAGTTGCGATCTTGGTCGTGAAGCTATTCAAGAGCTTGGTTCTTTTGCTCCTTATCATCGCTATGTTACATTCCCAGTTTCCGTAACATCAGAGTTCTCGGTATTAGCAATAACTGGCGACGGCATCAATGCCACAGAGCAAGGCTATTATACAGCCACAAGCATTGGAGGAACACCATCTGTAGTTACTGGCACGGTTCCCCCATGCCAGCCAAGATTTAATCTTAGAGATCAAAAGATTTATCTGGAAACATGCGAAGGCACCAAGATCTATCTTGGAAATAAGAATAAGTTAACTTCGGTCAACTATACCGGTGGTGATACTGGTGGTGGTAACGTAACTGTTACCTATAGCTATCAAACCTTCAACGATTTCGTTGTAGCTCATACCGCTGGCTCCTTTGCCGGTGGTCTCAGCGCCAACGGTTATGTCGCCCAAGCAGTATCAGAACCTGTTCCAGTTGAAATTAAAGCTGGCGAAGTTAAGTTTCCAGGCAAGGCTTAATTAGTTAATAAATAAGTATTGTTGATATTGAGAACTGGATCGTGGACACTTTATGGACAAGCAAGCAGTAAATCTGTACTTATCCAGAATTTTATCTGGATTCTATATCTTTTCTTTTCAGGAGAGAAGATATAAGCTTGTTTATCCAAACATGGAGCTAAAGTATAAGTCGGAACTCTATGCTGCCGAGTGCTATGAGCAGCAAAAGTTTAATGATTGGATATACGAGGATAATATTGTTGATTATCTTGTGGATGCTGGCTTGTGGAATTATGGTGGAGACGATCAGCTTAAGAAGATAGAAACTCAAATAGAAGATAATAAGGTTGAGTTATATCAAAACTTTCTTAATCCACCCAAGCAAAAGCAAGTGCGCAAAACACTAGCTAGTCTCAAAAAAAATTACAACAGGATGTATAACGTGAGACATTCCTTAGACTCTCTCACACCCCACGGGTATGCTGAATTACTCAAGAACCAATATATACTTATTCACAGTATCTATAATTTAAATAATACTAGAATATTTAAGTCAACTAAAAATACAGACTATAATAAACTTAATGAGATATCTAATATTTTAGCAGAGTATACGGTGGACATAGGAACCTTCCGAAAAATAGCTAGAAATGATTTGTGGAAAAACTATTGGTCCGCTAATAAACACAATATTTTTGATAAGGCTACAATAGACTGGACAGACGAACAAAGAACACTGGTTGTTTTAACCAAAATGTATGATAGTGCTTATGAACACCCAGAGTGTCCTGTGGACTCCGTATTTGATGATGACGATATGTTTGATGGGTGGATGATTCATCAGAGAAGAGAGGGTGAAAAAATAAGAAGTAAAAATAGAACTGAAAAACTATTAGAGGATAAAAATCTTAGTAAGGCTAATGAGGTCTATATAATGGCTTCGTCTAAGGAAGAGGCCCATAGTATATATAACTTGAACGATAATACTGGTATGCATATAATAAAAGAAAGAAGTCGGATGTTGGTTCCTGGAAAGGAAATAAAAGAGTCAGATTTACCGGATGTTCAACGAAGTCTACAGATGATGCAAAATCAGCAATTAGTAGACTCTAGGAAAGGATAATAAAAATGGATGATCAACAAGACATGCTTTCTAAACGGTTCCAAACCACAATGATCGGAGCCCTATTTCAGTTCGAAGAAGCTTTTGGTTATTTATGGGGATTTGATAAAGATGATGAAGACTTGACAGAATCTGAACATAACTTTAGATTAAAATGGGAAGATGTAAGATACAGAATTTTGAATAATGGGAACAATCAGCTCAGATCTGCCATAAAAGATCTAGAGCAGATAAAGTCTCGCAAAGACCACTATCACTATAACTATCGTTTTAACAATAGATCAGAAAGAGGACAATAATGAAGACAAGAACATTTACAGCCAGTATCGACAATAAGGAAGTCACATTTTTAGTAAGGTCGCCTTCTTTGGCTGATCAAAGGGAAGCTACAAAAGTCTATAATACGGCTTTTAGCGATGCTCTTAAGGCTAAGGCAGTAGTTAGAGCAAAGCTAGATGATCTTCTTGTTGAGCAGGGTCTATGGGACGATAAGAAGCAGTTTGAATTTAGTGCTCTCCAATCCAAGATTCTGGAGAGTGAAAGAAAGTTAGCAAAGGGTGGCATCCCACTACAAGAAGCCAAGAAAATAGCCCTAGACATGAAAAAGGATCGAGAAGACCTAAGAGACCTAATTGCGGTCAAAACCAATCTCGATACCCATACCGCAGAAGGTCAGGCTGATAATGCTAGATTTAACTATCTAGTTTCTGCTTGTACGGTGTATAATGATAATAAGAAGCCATATTTTAATAGCTATGACGAGTATTTAAATAAGGCTTCCGACCCAGTGGCAATACTAGCCGCACAAAACTTGGCCGGTATGCTATATGGTTTGGAAAACAATTACGAAGAAAAGCTTCCGGAAAATAAGTTTTTGAAACAGTATAAGTTTGTTGATGATAAGCTACGACTAATTAATAAAGAAGGTAAGTTGGTAGATCAAGAAGGTCGTTTGATTGACGAGAACGGAAGATTTATTAATGAAAAGGGTGAGTTTGTAGACAAGGATGGAAATCCTGTTAGTGATACTGGAGATTATGTACTAGAATTTAAACCATTTTTGGACGATAGTGGCAACCCCATTAATCCGGAACCAGAAGTTGTTGCACAAAAACCAGAAGAGATTAAGGAACCAGCTAAAGATGAGACTAAACAGGAAACAGTCGATACCACCCCAACCCCCACAGCTTCATAAAGATTGTGTGGATTTATTGACATGCGGCATTTTCCCCATAAGACAAGATCTTACTGGGGAATTGCTGTTTATATAGGAATAAATTATTATGGCCCAAGCTTTTAATCTAACAGCACAGATCAATCTACAAGCACCAAGCAACCTAAAGACAGTAGTTGCCCAGATCCGCAGAGAATTTCAAACAGTTTCTGCGGACGTAAAAGTTAATGTTAGTCCCCAGGCAGCAAGATCTATTGATAATGTCACAAATAGACTAGATGCTATGAACGCATCATTAATTCAAGCAAGGAACAATACTACGGCTTTAGACTCGGCTCTTAGAAACCTATCGTCCTCCCTTTCTTCTGTACAATCTACTACTAGTAAAACAGATAATGCTTTTTCTAAAACCTCCACATCCGTTGGTCAAACAGCAAAAAATATCAAAGTTGCTACAACAGAGATGGAAGAGTTCGGAAAACAATCTGCTCTTGCTATTCGAAGATTTGCCGCATTTAGCGTTGTTACTAGCGGTGTCTTTGCATTAATCAATGCTGTTAATAGTGGGTTTCAGGCTTTCGTAGAATTCGACAAAGAACTAGTGAAACTACAACAGGTAACAGGTAGGGGTGAAATTGGTCTTAAGAGTTTAGAAAAAGAGATATCTTCACTATCAACAAGCTTGGGGGTAAGCAGTAAGAGTTTGATAGCGGTAGCTTCTACACTAGCACAAGCTGGCTTGAGTGCTGACGATACCAGAGTAGCACTAGCGGCCTTGGCAAAAACCGAACTAGCTCCATCTTTCGACAATCTTACAGATACAACAGAAGGTGCTATTGCTGCTATTCGCCAGTTCGGTCTCGAAGCCGGAGACCTAGAAAAAGCGCTAGGCTCGATCAATGCTGTGGCAGCAGCATTTGCTGTGGAATCTAGAGATATTATTTCTGCTATTCAGCGTACCGGTGGTGTGTTCGCCGCTTCTAGTAGAGGAGTTAGCGAAGGAACTGACGCTCTGAACGAGTTTATAGCAGTATTTACAAGTATTCGACAAACTACTCGTGAAAGCGCAGAAACCATTGCTACTGGCTTAAGAACAATTTTTACACGTATTCAAAGAGCAAAAACTATAGATCAGCTTAAAGAATACGGTGTCACCCTCACTGATCTAGAAGGTAAGTTCGTTGGTCCATACGAAGCAGTGAAAAGACTTAGTGCAGCATTAAGCCAATTGGATCCTAGAGACTTAAGGTTCTCGTCTATAGTTGAAGAGCTTGGCGGGTTCCGTCAGATTGGTAAGGTTATTCCACTTATTCAACAGTTTAAAACAGCACAGGATGCACTATCAGTAGCACAAAAGGGACAGGGTAGTTTGTACGACGCACAGATTACTGCTCAAAAATCTTTAGCTAATCAGCTAGCAAAGGTTAGAGAACAATTTTTAGCACTGATTAGAGATATTGGTAAGAGTCAGTCATTTCAAGCTTTATTTAAGATTGTTACTGGTCTTGCCAGCGGCTTAATTAGTTTAGCGGGTGCTTTCAAACCTATCCTACCCATACTTGCTATTATGGGAGCGGTAAAGGGCGTTTCTGCTATCAGACAGTTTGGTAGTGGATTTATGGGTGGTATATCTAGAGGGGGTGGCGCTCGTGGTGTTGGAAGCAACGTAGGCGAGACTCTTAGTGGCGCTAAAGATAAAGAACGAGACGAAGCCACATCAAGGGCTAGTGATGCTATAAGAGAAAATACATCAGCACTTAAGTTATTAACAGACGCCACTAATAAGCTAAGTACTTCTGTTATTAAACTAGATGATAGTATTAGGTCTAGACCTTCTGGTACCGCAGGACTCAATAGTGGCGGGATTGTAAGGAAATTCGCCAGGGGTGGTTTGGTTCCAGGATCTGGTAATGGAGATACTGTTCCAGCTATGTTAGAGCCGGGCGAGTTTGTCATAAGAAAGAAGGCGGTCGAAACGCTAGGGGCCAGCAGTCTTCACAAGATGAATAAATACGCACTAGGCGGTATAGTACAAAAATTTGCCGCAGGAGGAGCGGCTTATGCAAGATCTAAAAGAGCAAGAAACGAAGAAATCAGGAGAAAAGCATGGGCTTCAGAAGCTCCTGTCATTATAGACATCAACGACAAAAATATTCAAGCTAGTCATGTGGGTAGAAATCTTGGATCTCTGTATCCAGAGGAAGTATCTGAATATGTCGGCATGCCCATTGGTAGGGGGCAGAGGTCAAAAAAGTTCGATGCTCAACAAACAGCCGCATCCGGAATGACCGCATCTGAGGTTTTTAAGCTTGGACTACCAGTACGAGCAAATCAATATCTCAAAACCGGAAAACCTGGAGTTATGAGTGGTTCTCTTATTGATTGGATTAGAAATAATTCTAGTCTCTTATTTCGCGGTAGGGGAGTTATACCAACTAGCGCCTTACAAGTAGAACCTCAAATGTTTGCTGATAGCTTCGCGGATGCTCTACGGTCATCAGACAAAATAGTTTTGATGGATCCAGACGTATCTAATGCCTTTGATAAAGTTAAATCTCAATTAAATTCGAAATACTTAGAATCTAAATCTGGCAAGGTTGACCTTTTCTCTCGACCAAAAGATCAGGAAAGACAACAAATTAGACATGAGGGTTTTGATATTGCTAAAATTAGTAAGAGATTTCTAAAAGGTGGAATTATACAAAAATTAAGTTCTGGCGGAACTGTTGAAGACTTAGCACAATCTCAGAATATTAGCATAGAACAGGCTATCTTAAGTCAAATCAAAGCTGTTGGTGGTATATCCGGTGTTCGTAAGATTCTTGGTATAAGCGGAGCAGACAGAACCCCTAACAGCCTGTTGCAAGCTGCGAACATTAAAGCCGGTAAAAATCTTCCGCAAGCTACAGACATGATAAATACTGTACTTAAAAAGCTTCAAGACGAAGGAACCATACAGTCCCAAGCCATACAAGCTGCCACTAAAGTAGCCATAGTCGGACTACAACCATTTGATAAGAAATCAACAGAAGGACCTCTTGATCTTGGTGGCAAAAACGCTCTTATACATATAAGAGGACTGCCAAACAGGTATGCAAACGCCGTATCGCAGGTCAGAAACTCTATAGACTCTGCTACTTCGCAATTTGCAGAGAATATGCAAAATATAGATATTTTTGGAGGAGCAGAACCCCTAGCTTTTGATTTTGATGAAACATTAGTTAGTGGCGCAGATATATTTGGTCCAGACGGCAAGCCAGACATTGCTAAATATAGCGATCTTAATGCAGTTGCAGACAGTCTGAAAAACGGCAAATTAACACCACTAGGACAAAAGCTTAAAACCCTTCTCAAGCTTAATCCTAATTTTAAAAATAAGACTAGAATATTAACAGCTAGGCCCCAATCTACAGCAGCTTTGCTAGCAGATAAACTACAACAACTAGGACTTCCTTATTTTACATCTGATATAACAGGAGTATCCACTGGTCTAGGTAGCAATATTGCACAGGCCAAGGCAGATAACTTAGGGTCACTAGAAAAACTTATTGACGATAATATTACTAATATAAATATCACCAGGGCTTCTGGTAAGTCAGCATACGCATATACAGAGCCCAAATCTTTAAGCGATAAACAAAAAAATGCCTCTGGCATGGCCAATATAGAAGGAGCTGCGCTAGAATTAGTACTAGCTAAACTTGGGGCGGTTGGTGGAACCATACAAAACAGGGCTGTAGACTTTGAGAATGGACTAGGGCCACAAGCTGCACAAGTATTTGATATTAAGCCCAACTGGCCCACAGAAGTTAAACGCACTCTTAGTAGTGGATCTATCGGAAAAGCCAAAGAAGAGTTCTCCAGATACTTTCAAGAAAAGTCGAAGAGATTTGCTCTTGGTGGACAAGTATATGATCTTCAAAAGGGTACTGGGTTAGCTAATGGAGAATTTAATGAAATAGTTAAATTTGCTAATACTAATGACTTTAGTATGGATGAGTTCAAAACATACCTAGCAAAAAGAATACAGGAAAAAAAGAATAAGTCTGGTTTGATGATGAATCCTGCTAGCTTACTAAGGGCTATTACTCCAGAAACTCAAACAGCAAGCCAAAAACAACTAGATCTGGCTAGTATGCTTAAGGGTGAAGTAGATGCTAAATATAATCCAAAATACGATAATGCTAGAAAGCCCTTTGCAACAGGTGGTTCTGTAGAAGACACCGTACCAGCACTATTAACTCCTGGTGAATTTGTTATCAATAAAAAGGCCGCACAACAAATTGGTTATAGTAAATTAAATAGAATGAACAAGGCTGATAAGATTAAGGGATATAACAAGGGTGGTCCAGTAGGAGTCCAAAGATTTGAGGTTGGAGGAGAAGTAGCTGGAGTATCAGAAAAAATCTTAAGATCTATTCTTGCAGAAGTGAGTGCGAAAGAAAATAATAGTGGTGGAAAAGAACTAATTAATACTATTAAAGACGCCATAGCCAATCAAGCTCTTGAAACAAAGAGTGCAAGTGAAGCTATTGTGGATGTGGCCGCAGGTATTAGAAAATTATCCATAGAAAAGAGAGCATCTGGTAATGAAGACAGAGCACAAAGTCTTAAGAAAATTTTTGATCGTCTAGATGAACTTCAAAAGAGTCGGGGTGGATCATCCTTGGTGGAGGCCACTAATACTAGAGTAGGAATAGATACAGCTAAGCCCACAGTTGAAACTGCACCTGCTTCCGAGACTCCAGCATCCGGTCCATCCCCATCCGGTCCATCTCCGTCCAGTACAAGCACAGCGAAAGACGAGGTTAAAAAACGCAAAGAAGAACAAAAAGAATATTTTGCATATAGAGCTAAACAATCCGGACAAACAGCTGGCGCTTTCCGCTCAACATTAGCAGCAAAGGTTGTAAATCGTGAAAAAGACTTGACTGAAAATCTTAAAAATCAACAAACTGGCTTTAGATACAGCGCAATTGGTCAAAGTGGCAGTCTTAAAGGATCCACAGATAAAAAACAACTTAAGGCCGCAAAGGCAGAATTTGCGTCCAAATTAAAAGAGATTGATCCCGACAGAAGTGCTGGTGAGATAGATAAAGCAGCAAAAAGGTTGGTTATTGCCTTAAGAAAAGGTGCGGACTCTTTCGATACTATTGTAGAAAACGACACTGTTCTATCGGATATACTCAAGAAAACTAGAACCAGCGCAGAAAATGCGGCCATTGCTTTTGACGAGGTTGCTAAAGAAAACGGATTAACAGCAGATGTTCTAAGAGAAGAAGTGTCTGGTAAAAACAATAAACAATATCGTCAACAAAAATTTGTTCAGAGCGACAAAGGAAAAAACTTTGGTAAGCTAGCAGAAATAGCACCAGATATAACCTCAAGATTTGCTAATACTAAAATGGGTGGGGCTTTAAGTGCTGGTGCAGATTTTATTAGTGGTAAGGGTGGTATGGCTAGTAAGTTATTCGCTAAGGCTGGAGGTATCGCTGGTATAGGAACCGGTGTAGCAGTTGCGGCTGACCAAGCTAAACAATTTTTACCCGTTAGCATGCAAAAAGACCCGAATGTTCAGGGTGCTTTGGGGGCATTAGGGGGTGCTGGTAGTGGAGCAGCTTCCGGAGCTATGTTAGGCATGCAAGTTGCTGGTCCCGTAGGAGCATTGATAGCTGGTATTGGAGGAGCTGTTATCGGAGGTATAGATGGGTGGTTTTCTGGTAAAAATGCACAGGCTTTGACCAACACACTAGACGCTATAACCAAATCTGGTGGTGATCTAGATATGGCATTTAAAAAATTAGACCAAAACTCTAGTAAAGACAATTTCGGAAAAGCTCAAAAGGCTTTTGGTAGTCTACTTTCAAGTAGCGGCAAGCTACAAGAGACAGCTTTTGCAGAAGGTCCAACCGCCGGAGGTATGGCTGGGGCTGGATTAGCCGGAGCAGCGGGTGGAGCAGCTATCGGGGCCGCTTTAGGTTCTGTTGTACCCATTTTAGGAACAGCTTTAGGAGCCGCCGCTGGGGCAGCTATCGGGGGTATTGGTGGAGCTTATGCAAATTATCGGTCTGCTCCAACAGCAGCAGAAAGACAAGAAGCTTTACAGAGCAGCATATCTACGGCAGGCTCTCAACAAGAAGCAGCAGCCAGACTAGCAGAAAAATCGCTACAAAGTAAAAGTACAGAAGAACTAGATAATATCTTAAAGAGCCTAAACGAAGGCACTGCAGATTTAAATCCTATAGTTGAACAATATAGAGATTCAATGATAAAAGCAGCTGGCGGAACAGATAACTTAACAAAAAAAAGAATAGAGGAGATAGGGGCAGAAGCCCAGCAAAGATCCTCATTAGACGCTTTTATGAAGGCTCGTAAAGAAGCGGGGGCGACAGACGAGTCGATTGCTAAAGAGATAACAACTAATAGAAATAAAGCCATAGAAGAAGGAAGACTTATACAAAATGAGACGGCTCTGCTACAAGCTAAACAAGCCCTACTAGCCAGAGCCACAAAAGAGGTTGCCATAGCTACAGAGAATCTTTTAGATGTTTATCGTAGAGTAAATGCAAATATTCAAAGATATGAGAGCGAATTAGATCAAACTATATCTAATATGGACGGTATGATTGGTAATCTTGGTGGCAACTCTAAAATTCCAAATGTTAATCGTCAAAATGAACAAGTATTGGGCAATCTGTCTGCTTATTCTGCCGATGAGGTTAAAGCAGCAGCAAATAATACTGCAGGATTATTAGGAGGTACTCCAGAAGCTCAAGACATAGCTAACACAGCATCTGCAGCTAAAATTCTACAAGATCAACTCCCAGCTATGCTTAGGGCTGTTGGTGGCGGAGATAAAAGCGACGTAGTAAATCAATTAAGAGAGATGCTACCACAGTCTGCTGCTATAGACGATGTTCTTAAGCAGATCGGAGAGAAGATCGACCAAGACAAATCAAGCGATGGCAAATCTATTGGCACCCTAATAGACGAAATAGATAGCGGTATTGTGAGTAAGTTTTCTCAAACTGCCCAAGAAGGAGCAAATACTCTCAAGAATCTTGCTCAAACATACAATAATACACTACAAAGAGCTATCGATCTACAAAACGACTACAATAAAACCATAATGCAATCTAACAGCTACATGAGAAAAGCTGAAACTATTAGAATAAATGCGGAGCTAGACCTTGCACAAGCTCTTGGTAAAAACCCCACGCTTAAAGAGATGAACAAGGCTTTTGATACTGAGGTTACTAGTTTAACTAGTGGTCTAGTTGGCACAGGGGATCTATCCCAAGATCAGGCTGCGGATCCATTCGCTATAGCACGAGGTATCAATGAGGCCAGCATAAGAAACGAAAAACTAAGACTAGACAACGTAGGATTGCAAAATAGTGCTGGTAGTCTAACAGATAGTGCTGATGATCAAGAAGCAAGAAAACAAATCACAGCCGACTATGCAAAAAATACAGAATTGATGGGTAAAAACAATGTTGCTATCGAAGAGAGTAGAGAAGCTCTTGAAAAACTAGCTAACGATGGAAGTAAAGCTGCGAACGCACTATCTAAAATACAAGAAAGAAGACAACTAGCAGACAACGCTAGAGGGTTAGCTCGTAGGTTATTAACATCAGACTCTGGAGAACTTGCTGATATTAGTAGACAGGGCAAAGCCTTTAATAAGGTATTGCAAGGCAGAGCCTCAGAAAAAGAATTAAATAGTCTCCAGACAAGACAAGATGCTTTTGCTGGATTAGACAATATTAAGTCTGTATTGCCAGAAAGTGTAGCAAGAAAGATGGAGGCTCAGCTTACTAGACAAATGTTACAAGGTACTGCGGACGGAAGACAGATGTTGGGTATGACATTTGGAAAAGATTCAGAAGGCAAATCAATGACTCTAGACGATGCCTTAAAGAATGCGGAAGACGGTAAAGATCCTGTACAAGAAAAGTATATAGCAGAACATCAGAAAGCCACACAGGATCAGATTAATGCCAATAAAGCATTGGCTGCTCTTAATCAGGAGAGCGCGCTACTAATACAAGACACTATGTTGAAGCTGCAAGAGTTTTTAAACAATGATTATCCGGATATTGTTGCTAGAGCTTTTGCGGACGCTAGAAGAGACGCTCAGGCTCAACCCAAGCCAGAAACAAAGACCAAGCAAGAAGATAAAAAAGAGATAGAACAGACAAAGGCCACAATAGAGAATGAGCAGCGCAAATTACAGGATGAGCAGACAGCAAGAGATAAAGAAATGTCTTCGCTGCGCTCGGATATTCAGGTCGGTGTTCCAGCAGGCGTGACAGGTAAGCTGGCTGAGGAGATCCGAAATGAACAGGCTACGAAGAGAGATAAGCTGAAGAAGCTAGAGGCTGAATCTACGGAAAATGCGAGCGTCAGGGCCAAAAACGAAGAAAAACTCAAGACCCTTGATAGTCCACAAACTCAAACTCCTCCACAAGTAGAAGCAAAAACAGAAGTAGCAGCTAGAGAGTCCTCCGAGCCTGTTGTGGATACTAAACGAAAGAAAAAAGCTGAAGAACTAGCTGAAGATAGGCGACAATTAGATGAAAGAAAACAACGAAGCAGAAAAAACCTTGCTGCTGCTCAAGCCCAAGCTTCCACTGGCGGCGCTCCTTCGACACAAACGCCACCGCTACCCCCAGAAGAAATGGACAAAACTATTGCAATTGGCGAGGACGGAAAACCAATCACGCTCAGACAAGCGGTCGCCGCATCACCCCAATCTGCCCAAACCGAAGTTTCTGTTGCTAGTGCCACATCTCCACAAGTTTATGGATCCAGCACACCAGTAGATAGAACCCAAGAACTAAAAAACAAAGGCAAGCTCGGCAGAAGTCCCGAGGAAGAAAAAGAATTTAAAGATAGAGTAGCTCTTAAATATAAGAGTAGATCGCTACTTGCTAATCTACCACAATATTCAAGCAAAGTAAAGTCTGGGGAAAAGACTCAAAAAGAGTATGATGATAAAGTAGCAGAATACAAGAAAACTAAAGAAGAAATAGAACAGCAGAGAAAAGCAGACGAACAGCGAAATGGGGCTTTCACAGGAAATAACGCAAAACAACAAGCCGAAGTTAAAATGACAGAGAAAAAGGCTATAGAAGATGCACAATTTGTAGAAAAAAATAGAGGTTCTTTACGAACGTCAGACTATGCTGACTCTGTAAAGATAGAAGGAACACAAGATACAGAATTAGTTAATCAATACATGCCAGGTAGAAAAACATCAAGAGGAGAAACTGTTGCCAGATCAGAAGAAGAATTGACCCCAGAACAAAGAGAAAGATATCGCAAAGCCAAAGCAAAACAAGACTCTTTCTATGCACAAAGAATTAAAGAACGACAAGCTCAACAATCAACAGCTTCCAACACTACGTCTCCAATCGGACGCACAGATACTCGTGGGAGGCCCTATTCTCCGGAGCCAGCAGCAGTAGCGAACTACGGTGGTCCTATTCCAACCTCAGTACCCACCCAACAAATGTCTCAGCAAACTGGCACAGGTCCGCAGACCCAACAACAGAATAGTGGTGCAACAGCAACGATGATCACTTTGGATCCAAAAGCACTAGAAGCTATGACGTCGTTCAATGATAGTTTCGGAAAATATATTAAAGACCTTGGGAACATAACAATCCCCAACGAAGTAAAGATTAGCGGCAACTACACCGTAGACCTAAAGATTAGTGGTGCTGCTGCTATCGAAGCTTTGGATAAGAAGATTAAAGAAATTGGAGAAACGTTTGTTTCCGCCACAGACTTTACAAGCGCACTTAACGGATTAAGAGATGAAGTTTCTAGAGCAATGCCCACAGCAATCAAACCATCATCAGCCAGAGGAAATAGCGGCTCTAGTAGTCAACAAGGATAAATAACATGAGTTACGACCCAGGAAGCAAAGTATATTACGGAACCAACGGATCAGCATCGAATAGGCTAGTTCCTGCCCCTCAAGTATCTTTTAGTACTGAGATGGTTTATGCTAATGATACCGTTGCTGGATATTCTTATATTGTTAGCCTTAATGGTTATGCTACAGCATTAGATCTAACTACCGGTGGAGCTAATGAGTATGGATTAAAGGATATGTCTGATGCTATTCACAAAGTAAGGGAAATTTTTAGTTTAAACGGTGGCTCTTTATATGTAACAGATAAAAATGATAGTGTTATTATGGAGTGTAGGGGTGGTACCGTACGTTCCTTGTCTTTTGAGGAGTCTTCAAATAACTGGGTCAACTATGCCCCATATAAAATAGAGATAGAATTTAGTGAAATTATTATTAGTGGATGTAATATTAGTAATACTATTAATTGTAGTACTCCTAGTATTAACTCTGGAACATCACCAAACCTTATAGATTTAGTCAAATATAAGGTAAAGTCCTTTAATGATAGTTGGTCATTCAACATATCAGAATCGGCATATTCAAATCAATCTATGGAGGTAGAATATACAATTTCTGCTACTGGCAAAAGCTTCTACAATGATCAAAAAAAACTTTTACCAGCATGGGAACAAGCCAAGAACTTCGTACAAGATCGAATATATGAACAGGTAACTGGCCTTATCTCTGGTGTTTTAAATAGAACTCCCACTACTGATGGCTGTGCGGGGACTAAAACTCTAGCCCAACTACACGCGATAGGTTCTCCCGGCGGATTAGATACTAGTATAGCAAATAATTATGCTATATATAACGAGACCATATCTTGCGAAACCGGAGAGGCAGAGGGTACATTTAGCGCTACTTATAAATCAATATTAAAGCTTAATTCTACGAACCCGAGATTTGCTAATTGCATACACACTATGAATAAAACAAAATCGGTTCAAAGAGATAATAAAACCATAAATGTCTCTATTTCTATACAAGGTAGCATAACGGGACTAGTTCCTGGTGGACTAATTAATAACCCAAATATAATTCGATTACCATCCTCTGGTAAATTATTTATTACACAAGAAAATAATACTACAAAATATAGTAATGCTTTAGCAGCCTATAATGCTGTTAGTAATGGTTCGGATCTTATAGATACTATAAAAACAGAAATGGGTGTTACTAAAGAAGAACTACTTGTTTCCGGAGGTTGTATAGCCTCCCCCAAAGCCGCTTCTTTTTCATCAACGCATGACTATACAAACGGCGTAGTATCTTATTCCAGCGAATATAACTCAAATAGATCATGTTCAAATAGTTCTTCTTATCGTAATATAAGCATATCGGTAGAAAATGGAACGCCCATAATAGCAGAATTCGTAATCCCTGGTCGCGCAGATGGACCAATCATTCAGAGAATAGGACCAAATTCCCCCACAAGAATCAGCGTTAATATAGAGGGAGTATCAGAACAACCGTCTTGCTGTACGGATGTATCATCTTCTGTATCAGATATTTGTTCTAGCGGATTGTCCTTGCCATCAGATATTCCATCAGCAGAAATCCCAAATGCGGTATTGACACAAAACCAAGAAACTTTCAATTCTATAGATGGTTCATATAGTATTAGTAGATCATATATAAAATATGATAGTAGTAATTAAAAGGATTATTTATGACAAAAGCATATTATGGACCAGAAGGAAACACCTCAACACAATATAGACTATCTCCTGCACCACAGGTGAGCATTAGTACAGAGCCGTACTATAGCGGAGATATTATCGTTGGTTATACGCATAATGTATCTATAAGGGGATATGCTACCGGATATAGAAAAACTAATAATACTGACTTGACTAATTCTTCTGTTAGTGGGTTCGGTTTAGTAGCAGATAATATAGCAATAATACAAAAAATCTTAAGTAGGAATGGAAGTGTTTTGTCTATCAGGGAGGAAGACAATACTGAAACTATTAAGTGTAAGGGTGGCACTCTTAGGTCTCTATCTTTTAATGAGTCCCCTAATAATTGGATGGGGTACGCCGAATATTCGGCCACTATAGAATTTAATGAAGTAGAACTAATAAATGGAACTTCACTAGACGCTATTAATTGTTCAGATTCATACTTAGACCCACAGAGTAAATCCAATAGTGTTGTAGATATAGATAAGTATAAAATCAAAACGTTTACTGATAATTGGTCTATTAATATAGATGAAAATATTTACAATAGAGTTATTAATACAGATTATCAGAATATGGATATGGAAAACTCTAGTATGACCGTCAGCTACACCGTATCTGCAACAGGAAAAAACTACTATGTTGATGATAAACTTATAGCAGCTTGGGAGCAGGCCAAGAATTTTGCACAAGATAGGTTATATCGTAAGGTTGTTAGTATGTTATCCTCAACCTTGGGATTAACAGCCGAGACAGCCTGCTCCGCATCTTCATCGCTAAGCGGTATTGGGTCTTCTTCGGACGGGGCGTTGAAAAACCTTAATGGTGTGTACAAGGTTTATAATGAGACCTTATCTTGTAACACCTCTGAATCAGAAGGTTCTTTCTCTGTTACATATAATGCTATAATTAAGAAAAATAATATCACAGACACCAACTATCCAGCAAGTAAACATACTTTTACTAAAACGATCAATGTTCAGAACGATACTACCAAAATAACAACTATTGATATACAGGGTACAATAGAAGGATTAATAGAAGGTGGTATTGTAAGAGCTGCTGGAAGCGGATTTTCACTACCACAAAATGGTGCTATTTTAATTGGAACCTCTGTTGCTACTAAACATTCCCAAGCTCTGATTGCTCTTAATAAGATAATAGATGGTTCTGATTTAAAATCGACCATTAAGTCTAAATTAGGCATATCTATAGCATCTCTCGGTCTCACAGACGCTACGTCACAATGTTCAAATAACGCATCTCTATCACCATCTTCTTTTAGCTTGACACACAACTATCAAGAGGGTACTATTAATTATAATGTACAATATGCAAGTAATACAGTTTGCGGTGAATTATCGTCAGCTGCCACCATTAATATATCCGTTGAGAATAAGACTCCAGTTATAGCTGAGATCATACTACCTCGCACTGGTGTATTAATAATACAGGATATTGGTACAAAAACAGCAAAAAAGGTCAATATCAGTATAGAAGGAAGAGGAAGTCAAAGAGAGTGTTGTCAAACTGACCAAACACTAGCAACAAGAATACAGAATGCTGGTTTTTCTATGCCACAAGGAATAACCCTACCAGACATGAGCGACTTTATTTTAACACAACAACAAAGAACAGACAATTTAATGGATGGATCTTATAGTATTAGTTTAGGATATATTTGCTCAAAAGGATGCGATTTATAGTATGACTACAGAAACAATATATAAACCAATAGGACTATCCGGCCCAATAAAATTTTTAGGCGCCACCGTACTATCTTTTAACGGAAATCTAGGTTTTGGTGGCCAAGAAAGTACACTAACAGTAGAACTAGTAGAAGACTGCGAGACCACTCCTCCACAAGTTTTTGCTGATGGTAATCCTGATGTTCTTATAGGGAAAGCAAGGTGCTTCCCGGACAACGCTCTTAGTAGCGGTATGGCTTTTAGTTTTTGTGGTATTATAACTAATTGGACTAAAAATGATAGTTCCTCTGGTCTTACTTATAGTGTTACTCTTACAGATCCAAGAAGAATTTTAGAAAATTTTTCTGTTATAGTGGATACATACTCTGGCCCACTTATACAGGAGGGTACTCCAAACGTTCGTAATGTGTACGCAGAATATATCAATTGTGATACTTTTGATGGTGCTGATAGAGGTATGCCTTATTCTGTAGTCATAAAGCAATTAGGCTCTATTGATGCTATAAGTCCAACAGGCAGGGCAACTCTTAGTATGGATCTTACTGTACTACCGTCTAACCTTCCTCCTCACTATAGGGTGAACGGCCCAGCCATTAGCGTACTACAATTAATTACTGATGTTTGTGAAGCAACAGGTAATGATTTCTATATTTACATGCCAAACGCCACTACAATAGATATTGGTCTAATAAATTTAAATCGAGATCCGGCCTTAGTGGACGACGAGTTTAAATGGATTAGAGACTATGGATTAAATAATAACCCGCACGGCGTTAGAGTTATTGATAGATCTTATGGTAGAGAGATGAGAGTTGAAAAACAAAAGACCATTATTTTTGGTGAAAAAAGACACTACTTAACTATGGCTACAGATCTTAAGCCGTTTTTTGGAGAAAACAATCAGTGTGAGGCTGTTACGGCAATGCCAGGAGGAGCTTGCGGTTTTTCTGTATTGGTCGATACTGCTCCACTAGCCGCTTCTTTGAGAAGCCCAGGTGTATTTGCTACTGCTGGCAATCAAACCATAAGCGAAGTTGACCTAAGATGCAATTTTGATCTCTGGAAAGAGAGAGTGCTAGTAGGTCCAGAGGCGAATCTAAGTGAATTCGATCAAACCGCTAAAGAATGGATGATAAACCAACAAATAGAAAAAAGTCCACGTAAAACAGCAGGAGACATGGGTATTAGTCAAGAGGCACGCGATACTTCTACTGCGGATAGAAATAATAATCCACAAAACGCAGACGGTAAACTAGCTGAAGAAAGATATAACGAAGATGTTAAAAAAATCTTTGGCTATATAGAATCACTACAACAAACCTATTATGGCAAGCAATATTTGGGCAAACTACAAGACGTAATTTGTTATAGGAGAACTGGTGATATAGTATCAAACGCATCCACATCCACCGGAGGATGTGCTTCTAGCGAAATGGTATATAGTGCTCAACCCACTAATGATGGAGGATGGATAGATGGTGGTTCCGTTATGGGTGTTAGCGATCCCTATCTAGGATTCTTTAAGCAGGAAGACGGCAGAGTAGGCTCCTTTGCTTTATTTAGTGTTGCTGGTGATACACCACCAAGCGATGGTACTGGAGACGGAAGCGATTCTGGAGGAGGCGGTGGTAGTCCAGGCGATGGCAGCGCAGATTCTGGTGGAACAGGCGGAAAGTAATAGAAAGGACACAGCATGGCAGGAGTACTAGGTAATCGTAAACTTAATTTAGAAAACATCTCAGCAGATGAGGTGTTAGTTAACAGTAACGGCTCTCAAGCTTACGTTAAGGCAGAAGTTGGTGAAAAAATTTATGTTATTGGTAATAAACCATATGTATTAATAAAATTTAGTGATGCCTGCTTGACAACATTAACCGAAGCCGAAGCCAAGTTTTCCTCTTCCGCTTCTGTTACACACGAACAACTAGAGCAGAGCGGTTATTCCGGCGGATCGTCGGATGATAAAGCTAGATTTTTATGTGGAATACCAAATGAAGAAGCTATGGCGCGGGTTGTTAGGGCTGTTGACTCCGCAAGCTCTAATAGGTTTCAATTGATTCCGGGAGCTGTTACACCAGCCGGTGCTGTGATCCCTATGAGAAGTAATACTCAAACATATGGACCTTATCCCTCCGATAACTTTAATTCAGCAAACGGCGGTTGCGTAGCGGAACAGAATACGGATCTTGCTCCTTGGGTTTTCGGAGGATCAGCAGCAATGGATACTGCTGGATACGCGTTAGCAAATTCTATGCAAACTGGTTTAAACGAGGGCGCCTCAGGTTCTATTACTTTACTAGGTTTACCACAACTGAGTCACCTTGGATCATCTAGTGTTGGTAATCCTAATTTAACTGGTATTAGTGTAAATTTTGGCTCTTCTGGTATTACAACTAATTATAGCTTTCAAACATTTACTCCAAAATTTGGCGATCTAACTAAATCTGCTGTTGAGCAAATGAAGAATGTGGCCAGGAACAGACAAAAACAACTACAGTTTTTGAGAAACCAAGCCATTATGTCTTATAATACTAACAGAAAGCTCAAGCGAGTCGATAATAAAAAAGAAGGCAAGAAAGATAATGTCGGCATAGCAGAAGGTAAAACTCTTACCAGATGTATGATTGGAGAGATATATAATTGGTATGAGCAGGAGAGCGGCAATAGTCAGAGAACTGTTGTTGGTATGGATTCTTTAGCTAAAACAGCCTTAGAACTAAGATACGGCTATGATAAAAAAGCATTTATGAGTTTGGATGGATTATTTGGGCCAGTGTCCAAAAGCGGAGATGGTGGTTTACCACAGTATTCTTCTTATGCAAAAAAAAGTTCTGGTAATACATCGTCCCAAAGCAATAAGGCTTCTCCCATATCTCCACAACCACCATTAGCTAAAACTAATACTGGCGGTGATACCAACAATATTGTGATGGATCAGTATAATTTGGACATTAACCAAAAATACTATGATCCTCTAACAAATAAAATAACTAGTAATAGTCATCATCATGAGGGGAGCGGAGCTGGACACGCTATTGATTTGCTTGGTAGAAAGTCAACACCTCCCAATGAAGGCATGCTTATGAACGAGCTGCCTCAAGACGATCAGAATAGATATGCAGATGATTATAGATTTTTAGGCTTGAGAGGTCCGCTTGTTCTACATTCTTGGGGTTACGATACTAATGGTAAGCCAGTTCCTAATGCTGCTGATACGGATAGCGCAGCCGGTTCTGGGCAATTTACCTCAGAACAACTAAAAGATAAATTCTTAAAAGATTGGTTAAACAAACCTAAAACATGGCCAGTTGCACCTGTAGATTTAAGGTTTGACCGAGATAGGGGTATGTGGGTTAGTCCACAACAATATAAAATTGTAGTCGCTAAATTAAAAGAAGACTTATCACCAAACGGTTCTGCACAAGCCTATTTAATAAATCAAACTTATGGTGATAAACTATATGATGCTGATGGTGCTGAAATTTTGGCTGATGGTAGTTCTTCTTCTCAAGCTATTATTAATGTAGTAGATAGAATTGGTCAAGAGCATAAAAAAAATGATCATGTTTATGCGTATTATGATAGTTATAAATCAGAATATATTATAGTATCTGGTGGTGGTGCAGCAAAAATAGTTAAATTTGCTTTAGTAGATAATAAAGATATTAGAGATCGCTCCGCAAGAGCGGTATTAGTAGACAAAGAAGGTTATCCAATAGATAGTTCTGGACAAAAATTAACATCAGAAAATTTTAATGATAATCTAATAACCGTAAATGATCCTTTTAGAATTAGATATAATGAAATTCCTGGACAGCCATCAGCTTTTGGTCCGGCTCTGGGTGGTAAAACTTTTCAAGAGCATATAGAAGGTATTGCTGTAGATGATGGATGGGAAAATAATATTACTAAAATTGGTCCTTTTATAGGATTTGCAGTAGCTATTTCTGATACAACTACAACCACACCATCTCCATCCACACCATCTCCAGATACTCCATCAAGTCTTTCGGATCAAACAACTACCAGTCCAACCGTTCCAACAACATCAACTGCATACCAAATTGTTCAACTAGAAAAATTTGCTCAGTTTGTTGTTGGTAAAATTGCTACGGTCAAACCAGAAGATGGTACATATTATTATGCGGCTAGATTACCACAAGGTTTTGCTAATGGGGTTGCACCAGTTACCAGAAATAAGGTTGGTGATAAATTTAATCTTAGAGTAAACTATCCCCTAAATCAATTTCTTGGTGGTGAATATATCATTGGAGACTTAATAGATGGTGCTACTAAATCAACAGGTTTATATGACCAAGTTGATGGATGTGTGTTTATAGCTGAACTAGACAATTTTTCTTCGGATTTTTCTTCTACTAAAGAAAATCTTGTATATACTATTGTAGAAACTGAACATGTGGCAATGAGAGGGATTGCTACCCCAAGGAAACAACAAGAAGCAGCAGATATTCTTAACAATGGGGCGCCTATCAATGCTGATCCAGAGAATACTAAAATTACTACAACCTTTTCTGATGGATTTATATGGAATAAAAATACCAGTGAAAAACATTATCGAGAAATTCAAATTTATAATAAAGAATCATGGATTGGTAAACCATTTATTACTAAAGACTCTAGTTTTGATATAATTATATCATCAAATACTGAGGGTCAGCTAGTATATAAGATCAATAATGGTGATACTATAGCAAGAGTTTTTGATTGTACCGCTACAGGAGGAAAAACCGGATCTGGACCAACAGATAACGAAAGAAAAGTTACAGTAGGAAACTTGTATCTTGGTAGCGCAGCAGCAAAGACAATAGAGAATCCCCCGAAATTTACCCTTGATGGTCATAAATGGATGACCTATGATGGTAGTAAGATGTATGGGATTATGAACGAGCATGCTGTGGGTGGTGCAGTAGAGAAGGCGGATCTATATAAAATCATCTATGCTAGAGAAGCACCGACTATTATGACCGGCACAACATCATCTGGATTTACTCCAAAAATATCCTCAAATATATCCATTCAGGTTACTGAGCCGTCTGGTCCTGGGTCAGATAAGGCTCCTGTTACAACACTTATTACAAAAATAGAAAATCCTATGGGATATGGTGCTGGGCCAGGAGATCGTGTAACTGTACAAAGATATTATACCGGGACGAGTAGTAGTAGTGGTAGTGGTAGTAGTAATGATGGCGCATATAAATATATTGTTATCGGTACTGGTGCTCCTCCGGGATCTGGTGGTGGCAGTAGTAGTAGTAGTAGTAGTAGCGGTAGTAATTAAAGATTTTTAAAAGCAAAGGAATTATATAATGTCTGAATCAACACCAGCACCATTAACAGAATGTTCATCTGATTTTCCAACAGCACCAGCAGATAAGTATAGATATTTTAATCAACCATTAGAACAAATACCTGGATTTGTGGATGGTGAAGTACAAGTGCTATTTAATCACAAGGGTGCGTTAGTATGGCAGACCATACCGAAATGTGTGGAGGTTTTAAAGTGTGTTAAGCTAGAAGCTGTAGATGGCGGCCAAAGCTTAACCATGCAACAACAAATAATTAGACCCTTACAAGATCTTGGAGAATTAACAGGAGAGGGCGGTTCTGCCAGTGCTTGCCAAAAAATACCCACAGAGGCCATAGATGTTGTAACGTGCATATCTCTAGAGGGTAATGAGCTTAAGATAACCAGAAAAAGAGTGTACGTATTAAAGCAAGATGATGCTACAGGCGGATGTGATAATATACCAGTGACCGAGTGTACAACTTCAAGCCCAACACCATAAATTTCACCTCAATCCATGGTAGTGTAGATACAACAGCACCTTAATATTTTTTAGACTATTAATGATTTTATGAACCACACGCAGTAAACCACTGAGTTCTCACTAAATACCATCCAGCATATGGACCTTTAATAATTTTGGCAACTCCTATAGGTCCGTCGCCCGAAATCCAACATAGTCCATTATCAAAGTCATATAGGTTTGGATCATTTGGTAGATCTGGTAGTCCAGGCCCGGTTTCAAAAATTGGTATATTTCGACAAATAGGCGTATATGGATTTTGTTTTGGACACAATCCTTCTAATTTAAAATTATAATCAACATCCCCACCAGATTCACACGGATTTATAGGAAATACTTGAGGGGTTTGGCAAAAATCAATATTTTGGCACTCAACCGATGCATTACGTTTGATTATTACAGCATCAGTTACTCCTAATTTCTCAATATTATTAATATCGACAGAAACTCCTGAAGCCGCTGGCGGACAACAACCATTACAAACTTTAACTATGGTTTGTTTCACTATGCACACACAAGAAGTGCTCCATCTGTTGCCATTACCTTCACAATCAGATTGATTTGTTTCAACTGCTACTTGATTGCCATCTGTACAACAGCATGCGCCCATAGGATTATTGCACCAATCTGGAGCCTTGTTAACAAACGGAAAATCGACTGCGCAATTAGCATAAGATACAGTTACTTGTGCATCTGGATTTCCGTTTGTTATATTATGTCCACTAAATACTAGGCGACCACAAGCGTCAACCGCTTGCGCCTCAATACTAGAATAAACGGTAGCTGGGCCTTCTGCAATTACGGCTATCGTGTCATTTAAATTATTGATAGTACCAATAAGACTATGACCACAATCAGTTATCCAGAAAGCTCCTCCTGGAGATATTCCCGCCGTTGCACCACCGGGCCTAATCCCTGCGGTTCCACCTGTCCTATAAACCTTAATAGGTAGTTCTGGGCTTGGACCACATTGTAGAGTAGTTGAATTACTGCAAAAATTAGGTGTCCCACATTGTGGCGGCTCACCCTCCTTACTACACATGCAAAGGCATCCAACAGGACATACCCCTGTTCCTCCAGAAATATCACATGGTCCGTAGCACTTATCACAACAACAAGAAGGATCACCAACTAAGAGTTTACCATCTTTAATTACTAGACCGCCATTTTTTAATACTAATTCAACCATTTATTATTATTTTTCTTTAGAGTATTTGTGCCATCCCTTGTTGGGTAAGTATTCGCCGCTATCATCCTTGCGCTTTGGAAATAAGGTTCCACCCTTTTTATGCTGGCCGAAACTTAATATCCCACCACAGTCCATACACCTTAGTTCGTAAAAATCATTGCCTTCTACGTTTCTAACCACGAACTTTATGTTGTTTTTAGAGCATAATCCACACTTATCTTCTCCGAATATCTCTTGCACAGAGGCTAGTTCCTTGAAGATCTCTTTTTGGCCTTCGCCCTCTATGGTAAACTCTAATTTATCACTAATTTTATATTTGGCCAACATAACTTTTCTCCTTATTTCCAACCAGCGTCGTATCCTTTAATCTTTTCCGGAACAGAATCTAGGTTGGTTTGAAGTGTGGATAATTCTTTGATAGTTTTGACACCATCGTCATGGGACATATCATATATACTAGTAACCTTAATATCCAAACTGTCTAGTAAATTCACCACATTAATATTTAATCTTTTAGCCAACACATCTATAAAATTAATTTGATTATTGCTAATTTTAGATACAGTATTAGCATCTGGATGATCCTCAATATCTTTTGCTAATTCTTCTGCTGCTACTACCTTACGCAGCTTAAGGGCTCGCCTTAATGCTCTTCCTTCTGCTCGTGTATCTGCAACAGCAACAGCGTGGTTTCGGAACACCTTGTCGCAGTTGCCCCAATAAACGTCAGCAGCGCCCGTAACAACCCTGTGTTTAGATTCTACTGGCACAGACCCATCCTTTAAAAAATAAGATATGGTATGAACCACGGTGGCTCGTTTTTCATTGTCTGGACTAGGACTCTGAACCACATTACTTGATGATTCTACGATATCACAATTAAGAGCAATTTCGAAAATTCTTCTGAGTCCATCAGTAGTAGGATTACCACTTATTTTCTCATCGTCCGACAGCAAACTTAGAACATGATCGGTCCACTCGATATCATTAGGTGTGACAGTCTTGGTTGGGGTGTTTGTGGTTGTTGTCTCGATATCTTCCTTCTTGGCTTTTGCCATATTATTCTCCTATTTCTATATTTCTGTTATCACTGTCTGGGTATTTATTCTTTATACTTTTTAGATGATCTATTAATTGGTCATAAATGACTAAAGAACGAGCTTTCGAGAACTCTCGCGTTTGCTTTATTCTAATCAGAACCAGACCCTTGCCGAGTATCAAGCCGGTCTTCTTGTTGTCGTATTTGATATTTTTATCTAGAACATCGTCTCCCCATACTGGTAAAAAATGAGAAGGGCCATCTACCTCTATAGCCACGTTTAGTTGTGGCAGGAAAAGGTCTATTTGTAGTTTTGTGTTGCTTAAGCTTTGCTCTTTGTGAAAATCCACCCTATATCCATCACCTAATAGTTTTTCCAATAAAAACTTCTCAAGCTTAGACCCCTCCTTACTGGAAGCTCTTACAGCAACATTAGCCTGTTGTCTAATATATTCTCTCTGCTCCTCGGACATATTATTCCAATTGTCTTTAGCAATTTGCCGTCTTTGATCCAACTCACTTTCTGTTAAACTATCCCAAAATCCCATTACAGAAGCACCTATTTTATTTTTAGTAGCTTCATCTCTTTGGGTTCCTTTTGTGGGGTGTTTATGTTTTCCTGTCTTAAGGGCGTTTTTCTGTGCTTCGCTCTTATCTCTAATTGCTATATTAAATTTCTTAGCATCTCTCCTTACCTTATTAGCATATGTATCATACATAGCTGCTATATCCTGGAAACTTTTATTTTGTTCTGTATATAGACTAGAAATCAACTTCTTTTTTTCTTCATCGTTAAGTTTAGAGTACATAATTACTTTGCTGTTTGAAGAGCCTCCAGTTTTCCTTTACGGGCAATAATATTATTCATAATTTCAAACAAAAACATATTATGAATTTTCTCATGTTCTAGACATTCTATTAAGATATTTATTTCGGGTTTTTTGAGCAAGTATATGTCTGATATATGATTGTCTAAATCAAAAAAGATATGACTAATCATTTTAGTATTATTATCTAGCACACAACCAAGCTTTGATTGGTTTTTTGTATCTAGTAACACCGAAGACTTTTTTGTTTTCTTGGCAGCCTTTATTATTTTGGTAGATACCGGTTCATATCCTAATAATATTAAACATTCGTCTGATTGTGCGATTCTGTCTTTAGCCAAGTATAAACTATGACCATGGTTATACTCAGAGTATTCACTATTCAGAATATATTGTGTACTGCTTGTTTCGCCAGTGTCTTCTATAAATCCGCTAAATCTTTTTGCATCAAACCCATAAATATAAACTATATCAGACCTGGGAAACACACTACGAATAGAACCCCTTTGCTGCTCAAACAGATTGTTCTTCTTATTATAAGGCAATAATCCAACACAACCACGAGACTTCATACCTTTTTTAAAGCCATCAGCTATGATAATAGTAATCATACTATTTTAAAACCACCCGTGTCTGCAAGGATATCCTTACCATGTTCAGCCAAAGAGAACCTATATACTCCGGAACCAAATAACACACAAGAGTTGTCCGGATCTGTTAATACTATAAACTTATTGAGTTGGTTATAAACTATATCATTAGCAGCTTCCACCACGTTGTTTAGATTATCACAACTCGACTTTTTCATATGGCAAACAAATCTATAAGATTTATTCTCAGTTATTACTCCATGAAGGATATTCTCATTAGAGATAGAATCATCCACCATTGTTTGAATACGCCATTTGCAGTCTATTTTTGAGTCTGTCATTAGTTTTTGTATAGAGGCATATATGGTTGTTTTTGACCCTTCCGGACCTCTAACAAATACTATTTTAGCTGGATGTATACCTAGAGAAGAGAAAGCCCTCTTGATATTTTCGATATCTTGATCGGAGTCGCCAATTTCTATAAAATTAATAACTAGCACATAATCTATATGATTGGAATCCCTGAACTTCTTCTCTTTTTCTTCTAGGCTTGCGTTCTCTAGTCCATATTGTGCGAACCATTGATTTTCTCTATACCCTATGCATTTCTTACCATTAATGATATAGAATTCTTTATTATCATCATATGCTTCTAGTATCTGTTCGCCATTTTCTTTATATTTTTCGATATAGTTTAGGCGACAACCCGTTTGAGTATTTTCATCGTATTCCGCGAATACGCAGCTTTTACATGGTGTGTGTACGATGCTTAGTTGGTGTTCCATAGTTTATCCCTAATGATAGAATTACGCCTAGGGCGATTTCTCACCCTAGACGTATCCCATTGTATAGATATATAATTAAAACGCGACCGTCTCTGATTCTTGATCCGATGTCTGGTCGTTCTTCTTAGTCTTAAAGATCTTACTGAAGTTATTCACTCGGATCTTAAGAGTGCTATGCTTAACGCCATCCTTCTCCCAGCTATCGTTCCTGAGAGATCCTTCGATCATAACAAGATCGCCCTTCTTAAATGTGGACGCAATAGCCTCCGCACCGCTATCCCATGCTTCGCACGGAATAAAAGAAGTAATCTTGTCCTGTGTTCCATTAGCCTTAGTAAACTCACGAGAAACAGCAACCGTGAAGTTGACCACAGAAGTCTGTCTATCGCCAGAGCCTACCACTCGTAGCTCAGGATCTCGTGCCAAATTACCCTTTAGAATCGTAATATTCATTCAAAGTCTCCTAAAAAATGATTAAAAACCAATACCAACACCATATAGTAGTTGTGGCCCGTACTTGGTCAAGACCTGGGAATATAACACTTTTCTACCACAAAGGCATCTCCCGACCTCGACCTAGACCCCTTGACTATTACTACGTTTCCCTGAAATAATACATTTCTGTATTCTCTGTATTGATCAGGAAAGAATACTACAGAATCCATAGATCCAGTACTGTCAACTAGTGTTACAAACGCCATCTCTAATCCTGGGGTTTTCCCCGTTTTTGTTTTTGTAACGTTTATATAGTCTATTTCACCACCAACAATAATATTTTCTCTAACTATACCATTCTTAAAGTCTTTACATGTAGCATTAGTCATACTAATATCATACATATCAACCTTGGAGCAAGTTATAGAGCATCCAAGGGCCGCATATTCTGCATCAGACAGCCACTCTGGACTATCTACTAGGGATCTTGGTGGGTTCATAGCGGTAGATAATACCGTAGAGATTATGGCTTTACGGTTTTTATTAGCCTTACCAAAAGCTACGAGATCCCTTAAAGCCTGCTCAATACAAGAATACTTATCTATACCACCTTTGATAAACTCTATTTCTTTCTTAGTTAGTTCTGATAGTAGTTCATATTCAAACAGCATACTATTTCTGGTCTTTTTCACATAGGATAAAGCCCCGCTTTGTATTAATGCTTTGGCTGCTGTTGAATTAATATTCATAAGCACATTAATAGCTATGTACAACCAGCTTGTGCTATTTAGATCAAGATTCTTTTCTTTAAGCTCCAAGAGCTTATTAAAAACAGACTGGCCTACCCCCTTTATGTCTGTTAGTCCAAAAAAGATCTTATTGTCATTAAGGATAAAATATTGGTTTAGATTTCTGAAGTCTGGAACAGATACCGTAATATCCATTTCATTAGCATTCTGTGTTAATTCTTTGATCTCTGCTTGTGGGTCTATTTTATCTTTAGCAAAACGTAGGTATGAAGCAAAGAATATTTTGGGGAAATGCGCCTTGGCATACGCTGATAAGTATGCGTTGATAGCATAACTTACAGAATGAGACTTATTGAATGAATATCTTTGACTCTTTTCAATCCACCCGAATATCTGCTCTGCTTCATCTACGGTCACTATCCCGAGACCCTTACTGCCCGTTAAAAACTTTTCTTTAACCTTGGCCATTTCTTCTGGCTTTTTCTTACCAATAGCCTTTCTTAACATATCCGCTTCTTGGAGATTGAATCCAGCAATAACCTTGGCAATTTCCATAGCCTGTTCTTGATAAATCATCTCTCCATAAGTGGTTTTAAGAATTGGCTCAAGAGCGGGATGAAAATAGTCTACAGACTCTTGCCCATTTTTTTTATCAATATAATGATTACTCACACTTTTGCCGTCTCTTAAAGCTTCCAAACAATTATGAACAACTACATCACCCGCTATGAAGTTATGGTGTGGTGCGAACATAGAAATATCATATACATCCTTAACACCAACAGAAATCTTGTCTGTTATAGTCGCCCACTTACCATCGATTGTTTTGGGCAGCTTATGTGCTTTTTGTAACTTTCTAACCTGTTTGATACACAGAGACCCCTCAGAAAACTGTCTATGATGATTAGGACACATGAAACACAGGTTTGTCGGATTATTATTTTTATATCTATTTTCCACAACATGATTAACATCCAAAGACCCTTCTTTCCAATCGCAAAAAATACACTTATACTTATATGCGTGATAGCATCTGGTTCTAAACGCCTTGTCACCGAGACCTATTTTTCTTGTGTGTTTTCTTTTATTAACTAAAATTCTTTCCCCTATCTGGATATCTTTCAGTTCTTTCCATCCGTTGGGTGTTAATAATTTGTGGTCTTCTGTACATTCTAGCCTGTATTGCTTTTCCCCATGGTTCGAATAGTGGTGGGAGTGGGTGTTAACAACAACTCTAAAGCATTCTTTTTGACCAGTATAAACAATGTTTTTAACTTCATTATTAACAAAAATACCACGTTTTTCGTCATACGATAAAATATTTGTTATTTTGTTTCTTAGCTTATACAAGTCTCTCATCTTGATCAGTTTTTGACGCTCTCTACCATCAGTATGGATATATCTAGATATTGTGATCTTGGTGTCTCCGCTTATACACCCCGGACGCAAGATCGCTATCAAAGCAGATAGTTGCTCTATATTGGTGGGTTTTAGCTTTTTAGCCATAGACCTACCAAGTCTAGACTCTAACTGAAAGCAACCCTTTGTATTCCCATCAGAAATCAGATCCCATGTTCTCTGACAATCTAGATCTATATTTTCTATAGTTGGATCAAAATCAATATGTCTTATATTGCCGTCTTCTGTGGTGGGGAAAGAGCAGCCACAAGGATACTGAAAGGTCTTAGGCATTTGTGAATGCACCCTGGAATTTGATTTTCTTGCTTAAGTTTCTATGAAGTCGCAAAAACCTAATCAGTATATCGGCACTATCCTTTACGTCCTTAAGTGCGTCGTGAGCACCCTCTTTAGATATTCCAAAATAATCTCTTAGCGCGTCTAAGGTATAGTTTTTTAGATCATTACTGTTCTCAAACCAGTAAAAAATCATGTTCATAATATCTACTACGTCTCTAGGATAAAAAATATCGGTACGTCCTTCTTTGTTAACATTACCGAACTTCTCGCTCAGTCTACCGATAATAGGAAGATCAAATCTATTTATATTATACCCAGCGGCTATCGGAGCTGAAAACTGACTCTTCTTGGAACTTCTTGTGTGATACTGTTCTAGATAACTGGTAAACATCTTCCAAGAATGCTCCTGCTTAGGATATGTTTGCCATTCGGCATATACCTTTTCCTTAGAAGACCCCTTGACCCTAGCGTGAAAATCTAGAATATCTGTAGTATATTCATACTTATCATCTTTTTCCATAACCTCTGGTTTGATGTTTATATTAAACTCAGAGTCCTTGATAAGCTCCAGCTTAATAGGATCAATCATAACAGCGGCTATCTGAACAGGGCTACAAACCCTAGGATCCGATCCGTCTGTTTCTAAATCAAATACGCAAATTTTATTATAGTTGATCATTTACCTGTACTTCCGATAGTGGCTGAATAAATGTTTTTGTCTTTGTTTCATCGGTTAACGCAGCGTTGTTACTTCTGCAACAACTAATTTTTTCATCAGCGATCCTAACATATTCTACATTATTGAAGATAAAAGTATCGCCAACGCCTAGGTCTTTAAATTGCTTTGTAATCATACTGTAACTCCTGATTTGAGAAGATCTGTTATAGTCATCACCTTATCCAACATTGCCACACCCAAAATATCAAACTTGATAATTCCAATAGATTCTAGATCTTGCATTTCCATACCAGCTATTAGCTGATCGTTTTTGCTGTCATAAACCATTGGACAAGATTCTTTTAGTGGGTGAGAACTGATAGCGATACCAGCGGCATGTTTAGACTGATTGGACTTTGTGCCCTCTAATCTTATAGCTTGTTCGAACCTTTTAGCAAGAGGTCCTTGTAGTTCGTTTTTCTCATCTATGAAACACCATTCTCTGAGCTTATCTGGGTTGTTTTCCAGAGCCCATCTAATAATGGAAGACTCTCCGGTCTCTTTTTTCATCTCTTGTAGTTCGTCAGCAATCTTTGCTTCGTCTGGTATATTCTTAGTAATCTTATTCATTTCTTCGAAAGAGATATTTCCGTAAACTCTCAATACGTCTTTTAACGCCCCTCTACCCTTAATAGTATTGAAGGTAATCATTTGAGATACCTTGTCTTGACCATACTGATTTTTAATATACTCAATAATATCTTCTCTCTTATTGATAGGTACGTCCACATCGATATCTGGCATTGAAATATGATCCTTGGAATTTCTACCAGCATTATAAAATCGATCAAACATTAGGTTATATTTTATGGGGTCTATACTGGTAATGCCCACAAGGTATGAAACCAAACACCCAGCAGCAGAACCTCGTCCGGGACCGGGAAGCCAGCCATTTTGACGAACATAATTCACGATATCTAGCACAATTAAGAAGTAACTGGAAAGCCCAGCCCCCTGTAATACCTCAAGTTCGTATTTGATTCTATCAACATACTCAGGCTGACTATCTTCTGATATCTTATTGGCTATCTTACCTTTCCATCCACCACGACAAAGATGTCTTAAGTATTCATCTGGGTTTAGTCCGTTAGGACAAGGGAATGGTGGCAGCAAAGGGTTGTTGAGAATACTATATTCCTCGCACATGTCCGCTACTAAATTAGTGTTCTCTATTTCTTCTTCAGTATGAAGCTCTGCTATTTCTTCTTGAGATAAAATATGAAAATTATCGGAGGTAAAGAAGCATGACATTGGTACTTCTTCATTATTACTAACCTTACGACTAATATCTGGTAGAGTTGTTTTTAGATTATTACAAAGCAAGATTCTTTGATCAACAGCATCAGATTTTTCACAATAATGAGCGTCGGGTGTGCAGACTACTTTTGTGTTAGTCTTTTTTCCAAGTTCACGAATCATATCCGACAGATCTTTTTGAATTGGAGTATTATGCACATCCATTAGTTGGGATTCTAGAAACAGGTTTTCTTGACCAAAAATACCCTTTAATTTGCCAATAGTTTCCGTACCCACCGATAGCCAATCCTTAGACGGTTTATTCTCTGGTAAGATTTTATCGGCTAATAGAGATCCTAGGTGACCACACATACCAATCAGATTACCGTCACAAAAGGCTCCCAAAGCCTCCAGATTGAGCCGTGGCTTGTGATAATAAAAGTCGGGTCTGTTGGATTCAGATACCAAACGTATTAAATTTTTCCACCCCTTGAGGTTTTTGGCCAACAACAAGAAATGGGTCAAGTTTCTATTAGAAGGATCTTGAATGGAGGGATCCTTATCGCATAGATAGATCTCGCAACCCAACAAGGGCTTTATACCATTCTCCTTCATCTCTGTATAAAACTTAACAGCTCCGGCTATATTGCCATGGTCTGTTAATGCACAAGACGTAGCACCAATATCTATACATCTTTTAGCTATATTTTTAGGCTTACTCAAACCATCCAATAGTGAATACATTGAATGGCAATGGAGAGGAACATATTTTTTCATTCTGCACTTCCTGGCGCCTTGTATTTTCCAACAGTATACCCAGGGACAGTGTATTCGTCAACCACGTTCTTCATTCCCTTGAGTTCAATATCGTGCTTTACCTGTTCACACTTAGTCATAGTTTTATCTTTACCACAAACCTGCCCATCTCTATATTCAAGAATAGGTAGCATATTAGAGTTATCAAATGTGGTTTTGCCAAAATGACATAGCTTATTACATTTCCAGGTTTTATTTAGTTTTGGTCTTTGACTATTCTTTATGACCTCAAACTTTTGCCTCAGCATATTTTCGGTTTGGGCAAGATCTGACTTATCAAAACATACAGAAAAGGCGCCACCATCATTCACAAAATATATCGACACCATACAATGATCCATTTTTGGGTATAGATGACTGATAGCATAGTGATATATTCTTAGCTGTGGATCGTTTTGTAATTTTTCCAGAGTTTTTTCCTGCCCCGTTGCCCAGTCTAGTCTACGGCCAGTTTTATAGTCCACAATTTCTATTGTATTATCATTCACCTTAGTAATTAAATCTATGGTACCCTTAATGGCAAGGTATCCTTCCAGCATACCTTCTGGAGTATCAAACTTATATTTTGACCAAGGCTTAACTATCTCGATATCAAAGTGTTGCTCTGGTTGTAAAATATCGCTGTTTCTTGGGTCAAACATACCATTGTTGTATTCCAATGCTTTGTGAACCCACGCGTGACAGTCTTTGTAATCCTTTATGTCCCATTCGTGGTGGGTGAACCGACTAGTATAATAATGATAAACTTTTTCTATAAGAGTATTAAGATTGTATTTATCTACATTAACTTCTCCAACAATATCGTCCACAAAGGATTTATTATTGTTTTGTTGAGTAAGCTTAACATAAGCTAATATCTCCATAACCTTATGGAAGATTGTGCCTTTATCAGCCTTTTTATTAGACGGCGATCTATATCCTAGTACATACTCAAGAAAGTATTGATGCTCGCACATAGAGTGAGTGCCATAACTAGAAGATCTCAAATACGTAATAATCATAGAAGGTTTGTGGCCCTTAGGAACTTTAAAATCTCGTGGTTTTTGTATTCAGCAGTCATAGAACTATTATTTATAATAAGACTAAACTTATTCCAATCATAATATTCTGGGTCTAATGCCTTTTCGCTATCCGAATCTGAATGAAAAGGATCTAGGTCCAACCTAATAACATATCCCTTATTGTCTAATATAGCGTCAACTTCATTAGGGAACCTACAATCAACAATAATAGCTAAATCCATATTTTCTCTTAGGATTTTATTGATAGTAGCCTCTACCCAGACCTGTCTTTTTATTTGCCTAAATATGTTTGTACCAATAACTTCCATTGCTCTTCTGGCAGTTAGTTTTTCTCCATTCCAAGCCAATTCTGTCATGGTGTTTTTATCCTCGTCAGACCCATAACACTGAGAATGGCTCATACCCAAAATATTCATACAAATATCTTGCTTTAGGGGATCTGCGAAGCTATAAATCTTATGAGATGTCTCAATGCCGGAAGCCTCAATAAAAGAGCTTATAAACTCTCCACCGGTACTTTTCCCGGACTGTTTCCTACCAGAAAACGCTATAATTTTAGTCATATAATCCTTTTAGTATGGGTTTTATTTGAGAGTCTATTTCCTCGGGTGTCATTTCTCCAACATCTGGTTTATCGATAGTTGGTATATAAATCCTATATCCCTGCTGACATCTCTGTTTGATCTTTTCGGCAGCAAGTCTTCCCGCTTCATCATTGTCCGTTAATATAACAAGATTCATAGCTCCTGAAGAATCTAGAAAAAACTTTTGCCTATCGCTCATAGAGGATCCAAAAATAGCCACACTGTTGTGGATACCATTTTCCTCTAGTCTCCAAACATTGCCCGGACTTTCAACAATAATCGCTGTTCCGGTCTTTAAGATATAGTCCTTGGCGAACCATAGGTTGTACAGGTGGTTTTGACTCTTAAAGTCTTTGTTATGACGCCACTTAGGATGTAGCCATAGTTTATCATCGCTGGGACACTGGTCTGTGGAACAATGAAAAGATGAGCAGTCCTGACATTTTTCAAATATGCTTCTACCAGTACACCCTATCATCTTTGTGTGTTCATTGTTATAGATGGGAACAACAACCCTATTAAACATCTCCTTTTTAGGATTCTCACATAAACCAACATCATACCTGTCTAAAGTCTCTTTACTGTATCCTCTATCTATATAGTATTGTGCTGGTATCTTTAAGGATTTACGAACCATATCTCTTGATATGCCTGCGGATTGTGTTTGTTCCGAAGACGTATTGGGATTAATATAATACATAACATTGGTAAAATCCTTCTTTTCTTTTGTTACGCGAGATATCTTTATGTCTTTTAGGTCTTGCTTAGTAAAGGATAGAGCAAAATCTAGAGCCTCATTGAATGAACATGTGTCATCGCCGTTTTTTTCCCAATTATATTTTTGATGAGACAATACTCCTCGTATGAAACCTAAAACAGATCCCTTAAATACCTTCTCACATCCATGCGTTCTGCATGTCCAGTTTCCCCTATAAACATCTCCGTCTGGATAAATGTTTACAGCAGAGATATTATCCCCGCCATGAATAGGACAGGCCATAGATATCATTTTGGGATTAGTCTTATAGTCAATATTGAATAGCTCCAATAGAGCCTCAATATTATCACAGACAGCATCACAAACTACTTTTAGTTTAGCCTGATCATTCGAACGGGATCGATTCATCGTTTTCATTATCTACTATAAATCCGTCTTTGGGTTTGTTAATGTTATTCAATATTTCGAGTCTTGTGCGTCCTTCTGAGATTTTAGCACACCAACCCTTCATATGACAATTGATATAGTCATTGTCATCCAATCCACCACCATGCCTACTAATTAATGGCACCAGTTTACGATTACCGTTCTCTGGTCCATCTTCGGCAATTTCTTCATCGGATTTCCTTTTAAAGATACTGAAGTTACTGCATAGCCAGATAATTCTATCTGAACCAGAAGCAGTATCCGTGCTCTCTTTAGTAATACCGTCTCGGTTAAGCTGTATAAATGCCACAATAGGCACCTTGTATCTTACTGCAAAATTATGTAAACTTGTCATCATAAAACCAAGAACTTGATATTCTTTTAGATCCTGGCTTATACCAGCACTATCCATAAGCTTTAGATAATCATAAAATATGACACATTCCTTTGCTGTGCCATCGTCATTTAGGCCAACTTCTTTCATGACCCATCTTCTCATAATTGCTAGCTGTTCTTCAAACGGCTTGCCCGCAATAGACTTATGATATAGCTTTGCTTCCTTAAGTTCCTGTACCGCATCCATGATCTTATTTCTAGCGTCTGGGGTTTGACTAAACTTACCAGTTTCTATAGAATTAATTTCTGTCTCTGTTATCATAGCAAGAACTCTGTTAATATGATCTTGCTTGGTCATTTCTGTATCCATATTTAACACAGGAATTTTTAGCTTAGCTACATTATATCCCATGTTATCAGATAACAGAGTCTTACCTGTTTTTGGTCTAGCTGCAATTACATTAACAGTGCCTTTTCTAAGACCACCCCCAATAGCCTGATCATATACCGGGAATCCCGTAGAAATACCAACTTGATCAACCTTATTTTCTTCTAGATATTTTATATATTCATCTAAACCCTTACCCATTGTCTCAGGATTATTATCGTTACCCTCATTAAGCAGAGAAGAGAAGTTGAAGACAGCATCTTCTGCAATAGAAAGGATTGATGTTATTGGTTCCGAACCATTGACCTCTAAGATTTTATCTTTGGCTTCTTCTAACTGATTTCTTAAAAGTCTAGCTATTTCAAGCTTTCTAATTTTAGCCGCAAACTTCCTGACATTCTCTAGACTAACTGGAAAATCCATGATAGCCTTAAGGTGTTGGGCCTCTTCTTTCTTAGACAGAATATTAGAGACGCCGATCTCTTGGGCGATAGAGTATATAGAGGCTATATCAATGGTGGGCTTATGTTCTTTTTCACAAATAGTCTTAACGCATTTAAAAATAATGTTATTGCTATCTATAGTAAAAGATGTGGGTTGGAGTATATCTGCCACATCCAGATAAGCGTCCTCGCCATACTTACAAATTCCTGCTAGTACAGCTCTTTCTGCTGCTGGATCACACAAAATCATTATTTGTCCTTTTTTAACCTGCTGATATGGCGCATTTGTTGCACTTGTACCTATCCACCGACTCTATCATAGAGGGATCGACCGTCTCTGTCTTGCCACAAACTCTACAAGCGATTTTCAAAGGCTTGAACTCATCCCTTCGTGGTGTTGGAGGAGACTTGATAAGTTTTCTGTCTATCTCTACGTCCTCCTTGTGCATCTTGTATTCTGGCATTTGGTCAAACATATTGACGCGTTTAGGTTTATCTTTTTTAGTTTCTTTAGGTTTGACCGCCCGCGTTCTTTTAACGGGTTGCTCAGGTTCCGATTCCTGTTCTTCGTTAACTAAACCTCTTTGTAGAATCGCAATTAATTGCTTAATATCGTCATTATTGAGACCCATGTTTCACCTTTGTCTTTTGAATAGATAACATAATATCAGATAAGTGTTTGATGCTATTGGCTAAATATTGAAGCCTATCGCTTCTTTGCTTAGCGTATTTTTTAATTTTATTTAGGGCGAATGCCTTCTCATTGTGTTTGATAGCCTGTAATGATTTTTCTATATAACCATATCCCTTATAGTTATTGATCTCATCCGCTATGATTTCTTTAATGCTCTCATCTGCCCAATTTAATCTAGATATTTCTCTATTGATACTTCTTTGAATGTGAAATGCAAACTGGCCAAGTCTGTACGCTATTTCACCACAAACTTCTGGTGTTGTTTTTTCTAATTCGTCTCTACTCATTCGGAAATAACCATTAAGTTCTTCTTCCGAAAAAGAGTCCGACTGATATGTTCCAAGACCTATACTTTTTTCATATTCGTCTAAGACACGATCCCAGTCATTAACTTGTTCTTTAGTGTTCATATTTTATCCTAGATTGCCACTGTTCTATTTGATCAAAGGGTAGTTCTGTATACTCTATGCCGTTTAATTCACACCACTCTTTTTTGTCTTGGTCTCTTTTTTTATGTTTGATAAATCCCAGAGGGGTATTATGGAAAAACCTACTAAATTTGTAGTGTTGCTCTCCGTGTACCTCTATACATCTCTTAATAAGAGGTAAATAAAAATCCAAATATAATGTCTCTGCTCTCCTAGGAGAAATCGGAACCTCCTCAAGAATCTGCAATGTAGGAAAACACTCTTTTATTAGTTCTCTAGCCTGTAAATGCAAGCTGGATTTATTTTGAAGGGAACCGTGCGCTATGTTGCCTATTAATTGCCAATGACCTGAGTTTCCATCTAAGTCTTTTACTTGCATTGTATTCCCATGGTCTCCTTAACCTTTGTCCATAAATCATTATAGACTTCAGGATGTTCCACCAGATATTGTCTGGTCTTTTCAAGGCCCTGAAATTTTGGCTTGTCCTCAACAGATGTTAAAGTATACCAAGCACCACCCTTGGATATTAAACCAAGGTCTACAGCAAGGGTCAGAAGCTCCATCTGCTTATCTATACCCTGCCCATACCTCAAATAACTGGTGATTTTACCACCAGGAGCCCCTAGTGCAGAACACATAACTTGCCAATGAACCTCTTGACCAATTTGTGGACTATCTGTACTGAGGTTCCATGGGCTAAAGTAATTGGCTTTAATCTTTATATCAGTTTGATAAGCAATAGCCTGTCCACTCTTTTCCTTCCACTCACTATGACCCATACCCGGATTGCCCATTTGATGAGTAATACCAATCACTATATTCCTATTAACCGGTATAACATTAGAGACCTTTCTGCAAAACTTAGCTAGTAATTTTGCACCATCTGCTCTTTGCATTTTATTCATATCGCTAGTAATTTCTGTTTCGGTACATAGAGCAGAATATGAGTCTATGATAACTACAGATCCGGGAATTTCATTAATAATTCTTTCACCGATTTGTAGATATTCTTCTGCGTGTAGAATCTTTCCTTCTTGAGATCCTATGATATTAAATTTATCAAGATTGAGTCCTGGTATTCCTTCTAGATCACGCTTCTTTAATCTACCTTCAATGTTAAGGTAATACACTTCGCGTCCTTCCTTGAAAGAGCCGTGAGCATATTCTAGTTTTTGTGCCGTAGCACAGAAGTCCAGAGAAGTAGTGGTTTTTCCACATTTGGGCTGACCAGTAAATATTACAAACGAGCCTTCTGGAATCCCACCGTTAAGAACAACGTCTAGGGCTGGACTCACGGGAATAGTCACTAGTTTTTTATCGATAACAGAATTAGCTGTTAACATAACATTATCGCCAAAATTCTTCTTTACATCTTCTTTAAGACTCATCGTCAAGACCCCTTAATTTAGATATGATACCATTGTTGGTTTTTTCTTTTCTGAATACTGTTTTTTCTGTTCGATCAAGAGTTATAGATAGATCCTGATTTCTATGCGACAAAATCTTCTCTTCTTGCTCTATGATAGGTATAAGATGAGGAGCCCGCAGAGAATAAATTTTTTCTGCCGCTTTATGATTTAGTGCTCGTACGATTGCAGTATCAGAATATTTTGCTAATAGTTTATGGGCAGATGCTATCTGATTTCGATAATAAGCAGCCCATGCTTTAGTTGTCCAAAACTTATAGTGCAGATCCTGTTTATCTATCTGAGCTTTTCTCTCACATATTATTTCTGTAATATACTGAGCAGCAGATACGCTCTTCCCGTTGGAATACTTGGAAGGATATTTCTTTGTGGGCATTTTAGTTCTTTGGGCGGAATATGGCGTTTCTAGCTGTGCGAGAAATGATACTCTCTGATTGTTTATTAACCTCATCAGCCTTGGTAGACGCTGCTGCTGTCATAATAGTAACGCCACCCCTATTACCCTGTGTTTTGTTTCCGATAAGAGCGGGGTCTCTATTCTCTGTGCTTGATGTAGTAGTTGGAATATTTGCCGACTTTTTACTGATATTCAATATCTTTTCGACCTGCTTTTGTGTCAAGCCTATTTCTTTTGCTATGTTCTTTACTTCCATCTCAATAGTTTGATACAGATATCTTGCCGCATATTCATGCACTTTTGTGACAGTCTTCATTAGATCAACTCTCTTTCTGCATTATTAAGCCATGCTATGTTTTTTGTTCTTAAAAAGTTAACATATTGATCAAATATACCTTTGTTAACCTCTATAAAGTTCCATTCATTCTTACCAATCTTAGCAAGAAACTTCCCTTCTTTACCTTCGCTATACATACCTATTGGATTATATATTCTACCATAAGTGCCTGTCTTGATATAGTATCTACTAGATATCGATGTACTAACTATCTTGGCTAAGACCTTTGAGTTTTCCTTAGTGATCCTTGGATTATTATCTTCATCTAGAAATTCATGTTCTCCAAGAAAACAATAAAGAGCTTCTTTTCTTTGTGTTGCTACTGGCTTATTGGCGTTTGGATTAAATATAAAGTCTTGTTCATTTTTCATAGTTATACCCACTTTGTTTTTGTTTTTGGTCTGTTAAGTCTGGACATGCCCTTTGGCAGAGGTGCTTCTGGTCTATTTTCCTTATAGTCATTATGTTTTTTCTTTAGGTGCTGCTTTTCGTCATCGCTCATCCTGTCCGTATTTCTTTTAGCTAGATCGCCAACAGTTTTAAGTTCAGAATCGGATTTTTTAATTGATGCGCTTAGTGTGGCTGCGTCCTCTGTATATAGTCGATAGACAGACTCGCTAGAACTACAAAATTCACAGGGCAATTTATCATGATAATCCTTGATAGAACAAATAACTTCGTATTTTTTGTTGCAAACTTCGCAGAAAAAAGTATATGCGGGCATTATAAGTATGATTCCGGTAGATATGTTGACCACTCTTCTGGTATTTCTCTTCTTATCTTAAACAGGAAGTGTGTGATCGGCAAGTACTTAGAACTCTTCTTGGGTGCTATTGGCAGATTTTTGAGAGGCATATTAGCTTGTTTAGGTGTTCTATTACCCTTTTGTCGATTACACCCCACACAAGCCGTTACTATATTAGTCCAATTCGTGGGAGATCCTGGCCTATCCTTCCATGAAGACTTTGGTATAACATGATCATATGTCAACTGACCAATATCCTGTCTAATACCACAATATTGACAGCTATAATTATCTCTTATAAATAGATTCTTACGAGAAAAATTTACTCTTTGATCATGAATCCTAAAATACTTAGATGTTTTGACTACTGCTGGAATAGGGAACCGCTTGTTATTAACACCCTGAATAAAATCGTTCTTATAAAAATCAACAATTTCTACTCTTGGTTCGTCGTTTGATTCTGATCTCATCGACCAGATTAAAGCTTTTTTCCAACCGATAATCCCCAATGCCGAATAGTCCGCATTTAAAATCAAACACTTACTGTTCTCTATTTTCATAAGATTCCAAGCGTCCCAGTATTTTTGCTATTATTGGATTTCTAACAATATCACCAGCATGTAGCTGGCAAAAACCAATACCATCAAGTCCATCTAATGTTCTTATTAGGTCGATAAACCCACCACGTAAATGTCTACTAAGATCAGATTGCCCAACGTCTCCTGTGAGCACCATCTTACTTTCTTGTCCTGTTCTGGTCAATAGCATTTTTAACTGATCGTAGGAAGCATTCTGGCATTCATCCGCAACAATGAATGAATTATGAAAGTTACGACCACGCATTAAACCAAGAGGAACAACCTCTATTTTATTATTAAGTCTTAGTGATGCATACTGTGCTGATGATATGAAGTGGTTTATCTCGTCTAGTATAGGTAACAAATACGGATGTAATTTTTCCTCTGCTGTTCCTGGTAAGTATCCGATTTTTTCGCCCGCTTCTAGCACCGGTCTGGTAATAATAATCTTTTTAACTTTATCATCTAGAAGATACTCTAAAGCCATACCAATAGCGATATGTGTTTTACCACTACCGGCCAAACCTTGACAGAAAGTGATAGTGTTTTCTGCTACAGATCTAATATAGTCTTTTTGATTTTCACTTCTTGGTTTTAGTCTATTTCTATAAGCATACCCATTGGAATTAATATCATTTGTTAAGTCTATAACTTTAGGCTTTTTCTTGGACCCTTTGTTGTTTTTTCTCAAGGTATGTCCTTTTATTAGTGGAACGGGTTTTAAAATGCATTATACTAATCTAATACACCTTTTTAAGATTTAATTATGTTACAATAAACATGCTCCCCCAGCACAACTAATTTCTTCTATTCCCACGGTATTGTCTTCGGTTTCTGAAAGCTGAGTATAATCAACCTTTCTGAAACTATTAAACAAATCACAGTATATCTTCCAATTATATACATCTTTCATACAATACGTGAGCCTCTTGATGTCTCCTTCAAAATATTTGCCCGCAAAGTTTTTCATTTTGGTAACAAATAATAGTTTGTCTGTGATATCATTCTCTTTAGACTGATTTAAAGAAACATAGTCACAAGCTGCCCACAGATTATTATTAAAAGCGTTTAGGCCTAATTCTATGAGTCCAGAACACCACAGAGCAGCATCTCCATATTCCTTAACTATTTCACGACTAGTATAAACCGTGGTGAATGGTGCTTGTGGATAGTCCTTGTCTCCACTTTGAGGAATTAAAGAAATTCCAGCAAAATACTTTCTGTTATTATATATGTATTTGGTTACGTCATCCCATTCGTCCGGTTTAACAGTAACAGTATTACTGACATTATGGCTAAGATATTCTTGAGTACATAACGACCTATTCTTTCCTGATTGAACCCAATTCTTTTGAGTATTTTTTACAATCTCCAACATGTCTACTGCTGGAAGTTGATTCTTTAATTTGGCTCCATCAGGCACCTCAACTGGAAACTTAATAACCTCATCGGTATTATTTGCTGACCACGAAGACTTTTCGCAGGCTTGCGGGTTTAGTTTCTTAAAGTGTAGGAAGGGCGCCTCTAAAATATTGGCCTGTACATGCCTTATATATCGTTTAGCGTGGTGTGGGTGGATACCGGAGGATGTTCCTAACATACTGCTGGATGTACCCTCCGGCTTCAAACAGGTTACTCTTGCCGCTTGATTGATTCCAATCTTTTGGGACATCTTTTTATTTGTCTCAACAGCGATTTTTGCACCCTTCTTCAATACTTCCTCAGAAAGAATAAGATCGTGTTTTTCCATAATGCCGGTCATGGATACTCCGAGCAATGCTTCTCTTTCAAAGATTGCCTCACTATCCTTACCAAGATAATCTAGCTTAGTAAAACCCGCCTGTAAAGTACCTATAATAGCAGCTGCCTTACAGCGCTCATAGAAGTCTTCCTCATCAACGATAGACGAGCAATTGATAGTTGATAGATTACATCCCTGAAAACCCGATTTGCCATTTTTTTCATTAACAGGATAAAGTGAAATCTCCACACAGGGATTAAAAACCATTTCTGTAGAATCACTCCAAATGAATCCTGGCTCTCCAAACTCTTTTACGCTTTCCATTAGAGTGGCAAACTCTTCAAACGTGGTTTCATCTTTTAGCAGTAGGGCTGAGTTGTTACTGCGAGCCCTCTGTGGATTATCGATATACCAATTTCCTGTTTTAGCTTTTGCCATTTCTTCATCGTCGGGGCTAAACAATGCTAAAGAGGCACTTCTGCGAACACCGCCAGACAACACAGCATCACTACTATGCATTACAATATCATAAGCATCTATAGGACGAAGTCTTTTTTGACCATTAGCCATACACTTATCTAGAAGAACTCTGATCTTTTCTAAGCCATTTTGCAGAGGCTCGAATCCTGGGGCTTTGCCTACGCCAGAGCTTAAAGACGATCCCTTTGTTCGTATGTTTGAGTAGTCGAAAACTATGTGGCAGTTTTTATACTGCTTAAATTCCTCGACGGGCTTACTAAAATATGAACTTAGTAAGACACCGAGAGCGTCGGCCCAACCCTCAATACTGTCTTCTATTACGTACTTGGTACCGATGCCGGGTTCTACGTCGTGTTCTAGTGTGGGTAGTTTGGCAACATGGTGCTTTTGCACACTAAATCCGGTGCCGCTTCCGCATAGTAGAAGCCAAAAACACTCTTGAAAAAATCTTGGTCTATCACAATAAGAAGCTGTGCAGTTATATATCTTAGCATGACGCTTTAGGATTGGCTCTCCACCAAATTGAAGCGCCCTCTGGCTGCCAAGAATCTTTTTCTTATACATCATATCGTACGCCCAATTAATGTCCTCGGATACTCCGAAGTCAGCATACTTGGTATGCATCATATTTTTGACTCGTTCAACCGCTTCCTTCCACGTCTCTCTACGATTTTTATCCTCGATCCATCGGGCGTACTTACTGACAAACGTATAGTTCTGTAGTTCTTGTAGAGCAGACATCTTATCTCCTGTTTAAAATTAGTGATAGCAAACCTAGTACTATTATCGCACGAAAACTATTCTCCTGCATTGTGCGATCATTATAAATAAGTCCATATACATATAGACCAACTGATATATAAAAACATATTGTCATATTACACCAGATAGGTTTTTCAACCATGAAAGATCTGGATTAACTTTGACTATTTTTATTCCACTCATAGATACAAAAGTATCAAAACGCTTCTGAGCATCTTCATCAAAAAGATGAGTTCCATGATCATCAATCATATAGACAGTGGTTATGCCTTCTTGCCATAAAGCAATAACGCAGTCATTGCAGCACTGGCCAGTAACATATGCTACTCCATTATCTGGTCTTACTACACAGTTTGATAAAGCGTTTCTTTCGGAATGAACCATCCAAGGATATTTTTCTGGCCTTGTTGTAGGAAGTTCTTTATCATTTAGACCCCTAGGAAAGCCATTATATCCAACGCCAAGGATCCTATTATTTTTATCTGTTATGACGCAACCATGCTTGGTATGTACGTCATGACTACGCTGAGACACGACCTTGGCGAGTCCTAGAAAATAATCGGTCCATTCGGGTCTTTGGCTGTGCTTCATGATCCTTTATGATAGAAAGAATCGTGTCAGAGTCAAGAGGTTTTTTATTTGGCTGTGAGCTTGTTATATAAGATTAAACTTAATACACCGCCAGCAATTCCCATAAAAATACCCGCTGGGCTTAGGCTTTCGTATGTTCCAATAAGATAGAGAACAGCGCCGCCCATATATGACCCAGCAACTCCAAGAGCTATTGTTTTCGTCATATTAAAGTTCTCGTCGCCGGGAACTAGACTTTTGGCTATTGAGCCGACAAATAATCCATAAACACACCATACTAAAATATTAAACATTTGCGTTCTCCACTAAGGTTTTAATTTCATCGTCCGTGAGACTTTCTCCTATATTCAAAATTGATTCTATGAGTCTAAACCCATACTTTTCGTAATCTTCTCTACCCAGTTCTCTTTTTATTAATCTTTTTATTCTCATTCTGGTGAACCACCCACGCTTACTGCTAAACTCTTTTATTTCTTCACCATAAGCCGCACACTTTTCTGGTAGGCTCATTCCAACGGTTCTATTTTTATTACATTCTTGTAGTATTCTGACAGCTGTTAGTATGACACTAATAATCATAAGTATAGCTATAACACTACCAAACTTATCACTTTCCACACCAGCATTGACCAGAATCTTATTAGCTATAGCTTTAAGTTTTTCCGAATCTTCTTTGGTGGTTGTATGCATTATTTTTTACTCACTGTAGTTTTACATTGGTCATCTGAACATTCTGATCCCTCTTCAGGCTCACAATACCCACAATCTACTTTTTTAATGCTATCTCCACTCATGTACCATCCCTTGCCCTTGCAAACGGGACAGTCTTTTCTTTTATATTTTTTAGCAACCTCATCTATGCTCTTAGCTTTTATAATGCCGCCAGAGAGAGTAACAGGGGCGGTTGTAGAGCCATAGTAGGAGGAACCAAACAGTATTGTATATATTACCAAACCAGAGATTACTTTATTCATTTTTTTCTCCACGGAAGTGGAATGATATTGATAATTCTTTTGAGTGGTTTTGGCTTACCGGGTTTTGTATCTGGTTTATTATCAGATTTATTGGCAAAAATTTTAGCCAGAGTAATTATTAGGCTTGCTATTACACTCAAAAGCCTATTTAGAGCTATTCTATCAATTAGTTTCATCGGCTAACCCTTTGAGTAAAAGGACTTTGTATTACTTATAATAATACACCGATTTTATAGATAGCTATCAAAACCGTAGTCTGGGAGTTTTTGTAGTGGGAATCCGTTGAAGCTTGAGAAGGCATATGAGCCGTTCTGTTTTAACATAGCTTCGGCCACATCAGAATGAATTAAAAAAGACCCATCTGGAATAGGACCCCATGATGGGTGTCCACCGTCATTCCACTTACCCCAGCTATTTTGAACTAAAAAGGCTGGTTCTCCTTGAGTATCATCACATGCTATCCACGCCATACAATGACCCCAACTGCCAGATGTTCTAGCAAATCCTTTACTATCTCTTTTATTACTAAATCCATAATTAGAACATACTGCAATTCCATAACCATTAGCTAGAGCGTCTCGTGCTTCTTCTATGGTGCGGACTAGGGAGGTTGTTTTTACTTGATGGTCATTGGCTAGATCCAACACACCATCAGGAACCCCTCTTCCGCCCCAACCAGCTCCGAGCATACCATTATATTTAGTTAGGTCTACTACCCCTTTATAGTTTTGTCTAACAAGAATACCACCTATTTTACTAACAAATTCAGCGGCCTTACTACCTGTCATTCCTTCTCCGCTCCACCCCCTACTACCATATATGGCTTCTGTAGCACCTCTTGCTATCCAGCTTTCTCTTTCTCCATCAATATCTATCTCTACTGCTCTAGTAATATCACATGCGTTTCGGGTTCCATGGCTTACGCAATCACCAGTAACCTGTCTCTCTTCATATGGCTTCTTATCAAACTTATATACAGATTTGTATGGAAGACTGAGTTTTCCTTTTCCACTATTTGTAATTTTTTTACTAGCATCCCCAAACAATGGATACTTAAGGGTTTCCATTAAAAGATCAAACTCTTTTTGATTCCAAAGAGCGCCTTCATAACCCTGTCTATATTTATTATACCATTCTTGAGGAGTTAATCTTGCCATTATTTGCTAGCCTCGTTATATGCCCAAGCTAAAGCATTAAAGCCAGCAACCGCCTTGGCTCTTAGTTCCGGAGATAAATTGATATTATCATCACCAATACTTGCTACTATTACTTCTTTTGCTTCTTTGGCAAGATTTGGGTACTTCCCTTTAACATCTAGTCTGAGCATTGGTCCAGCCAGACTATTAGCTTGGCGAATTTCTTCGGTATTTTTAATTACCAAATCGTCTCCATCAAGCTCTACTAATCTTCCAAGGTCTAATGATAGATCTCTTAATTTTTTAAGATCAGTTTTTGAACCATTGGCAGACTTTAGCAGATTGATGACGTCCTCTGCTTCTTTTTTAACATTTTCGTCGGCTGGTGCGACTAGTTCCATTACGTCTACTGTTGATGGACGATTAGGATAGATACCCAAGTTAGACATATCTGGTTTGACCAAACCTACAACAATCAGAAATATTGCTAGAACCAGTAATAAATTTTTACTATTCAAGTTCATGATAAGGTATCCTGCTTCTTTGAGCATACGTTTGGGGACAAGAAAGGAAACATTTGATCAGCCACCTTTACTGCCTCGACACAACCACTTTGTACGGCCAGATCTCTAGTTTGTTTCCAACTAACAATTAACTTAAAGAAAACATCTTCATTATTCTTAGTCTCAACATTTACAACTGGCTTGGCTACTACTGGTAGTACCGGTGCGCCGGGATTTAAAACCCCTTTGACCTTTTCTGTTAAATTTAGAACTAATTTTTGCACGGGGCTTAACTTATCCTTAAATAAAACCCATAAAACCAAACCCACGCCAGCATAAAGAGCCAAATCCATTGTGGATAGTTTGCTAGCAAATTGATCAAAACTCTCTGTAAAATTCATGGCGTTTCCTCTTATTTGTCTGAGACCTCTGGTACACTATTTGGATCTGTAAAAATTCCGCTCTTTCTAAAAATTTCAACCATAGAGTCTATAGCTGAACTCACGAGCAACATCAAAAGAGCTTTTGTATATTTACTTATAATAGGCTGTAGTACAACCGGAACATAGGGGACGGTTACAACTAAAAATACCTTATCATAAAACATACTAAGCATAGCTAATGCTATAGTCTTTTTATTAGACCCCTTTAATGACGGGTTTGATGTCTCTATGATCTTTATTGTTTCTGCTATAGCGATCTGTAATATTCCCCAAGCCTGAGACATAGCCACAGACTTTGAGCCAGATAGAGACTTTTTAACTTTATCAATTAGTGCTTCTAACGAAGAAGAGAGTTCTATACTAAGTATCTGATTTTGAATAGATGTGGTCATAGGGTTTTCCTTTATTAGTTATATACACCATATAGAAAACGGCTAAACGCTTTTGGGTTTGCTACGAGGCTTTCTTTTTTTACGAGCATTTGCCTTATTGGCTTCTTTTCTTTCCTCCGGAGTTGCTGTGCTCCACCAAGTCTTCTTTAGATCCGTTCTTCCTTTTACATACTTAAATAATACTGTTAGTTGTCCAATGATCAGTATAGTGGCTTCTAGTCCTCTACTAGTCTCTTGAATTAAATCTTCTTTTTGAGTATTACTATCTAGTAAGCCAATTAGATATAGTCCGCTAAATAAAAAGCTCACAAAAGTAAACCAGAATTCACTAGTTCTATAGCCGGGTTTTACCATTTTAAACTCCAATTAAGTATAGTGAGAATATAATTTATACACCGATTTGGTGTTTATGCTAACTAGGTATTTTGATCAACAAACCCGAAACAGATGGTGCAGTAATATTCAGCAGCGCCGTAGTTGAATTTTACACTACTCATTGTTCCGTCGATTCGAATAATGTTGAACCCTTCTGCGCCAGTAAATTGTGTGTACTGAGTAACACCTACGGGATTTTGATATGTCGTTTCGCCGCCTGACTCCCAGATTGGCGTAAACGGTTTTGGATCACCATTCTCGTCGAGCACCTGTACTGGGACCGCCGTGCCTCCATTACCGACGCTAGCAAACGCGACTAAGGCATCCGTGACGGGCGAACTAAATGTAGCAGTAAATACTCCGACTTGCGTGTTTCCAATTTGCCTGCCGCTGCTTGGTACTCCGTATTCTGCCGGAAAAGTACTGGGGTTGTACATGCCGCTATGCTCGAACATGCCACCACCACTTTGGGTAATTGCGACGGTAATGTTGTTCTGCCCGATTCCAGATGCCGTGGTAGAATCTATGCTAAGCATTCTCATCCACTTGAAACCAGAATCGCCAGTACACGAAGAATCATCACAAGTCGCTAACGGATTATAATTGTCAGCGACTGGGTTAGTGCAGCCATAAACGCACGGAATACATGAACCGTCGTCGCATGTTGCGATTGGGTTGTAGTTGATGGACGTGTTGTCCATGCAACCATCAACACACGGAGGACAAACCTGTTCAGCAGCATATGGAGCTGGCCAATTTACTAACCACGGCCTAGCCGCATAACTATTTGCTCTAACAATCTCTGATCCTGTATTAGTATAAAGCCATACGCCCGTTTCATAACGAACAACTTCATCCCCGTAGGTATAAGTCTCGCGCCCATAAGGAGCATATCCAATAGGAGCAAGAATTCGATCACCAACAGCCCACCCCATCATTTTAACGCTAGAAGTTGAGTCGGGACAGTTTTCAGAAGTAGTTCCAAATACTAAATTATTTCCTAAAAATACTTTAGAAACACTACTATCTCCTAGTTTAATAGAAGTTATATTAGAATTGCTTAAAAATATTTCACTGTTTACTGTTGGCATACAAATATTTAATTATTAATTATATATAACGTATTCGGATCTTTTGTAGCAAGACTGTCGTAGTTATTTTGTGATATACTAACTATGTTTGTAATACTAACAGAATTATTAACTAAACTAGTATTACTTTTAACCAAACCAGACTGAAGGGTGGATAAGGAGACTTTTTTTGTTAGAGCAGCATCGGACGGATCATCCATAAATAGAAAAATATCATCTGAGCTTAGAGTGCTGCCACCTTCAGGAAATTCGTTTATTTTTTTTATACTCATTTCAACCTCCAATTACTGTTTGACCACCAACCAACTCTACAAAGATGCCGTTGTGGAAGCGATTATCATACTTATCTTGAATATCTTCAATAACAGGAGTATTTTTTGTATAAGTGTTTAATTTTGAACTATTACCTGTGACAGTAGTTGAAACAACAGATGTTCCATTTTTAATTTGGTTGGCAGAAACAGCCTTTTGAATATTATTGGCCATAATTTATACCTTTTGGTTAAGCTTTTAATTTTAAGGTTAATTTAGTATACACCGGTTAGCTACTAAAATTAGAGAATTCATGATTTATGTATTACTTTGAATAATTTTGGATAATATTTAGCATAGACCGTTTGTAGGTCTATCGGGGTTAATGAATAGCCCTCTCCGGGACTTAAGCTTTGTATAATACTATTTACTTCATTATATCTTCCAGTGATAAAAGGACCGCCAGTATTAGGTTGACCGCTGTTATATAATTTATTGCCTTTAAGATAGATTGGCATAGCATTATATTATTCCAAGGATCGAAGAACCGTTGATGCCTTTGTCGTAGGCAAGTGTCACGGTGCCGGTGACGTTCACCTCGTTGCGAGAGTTGCCGCGAAATACGGCGTCGCCGCGAATCCTGCCTGCGAACTGGGCGGCGTTTTCTTGAGTGCGATCAATCCAATGAATATACCCGTTGATCGCGTTGTCGTTGAACGTGGCGAGAGCGGGCGTACTGCCGTCGCCAATAGTGCCAGCGTTCAAAGAGTTGCCGTTAAACGTGGCCGACAGCGACACGAATCCGTCCGCTCCATTCCATGACCCCTCGTTAAACGTGGCGTTGCCGTAAACACAACACAGCGGATTGTTGATACTCGTAACATTCATGTACGAAGTGTCGTTAAACGTCGCATCGCCGTAGACATAACTTTTGTTGGACGAACTGTCGTTGAACGTGCAGTCGCCGGTGATGTAGCCGTTGTTGTACGAACTGTCGTGGAACGTGCAGTCTCCGGTGATGGTGCCGGAGGAGGCGTAGTACAAGTTCCCGTTGCTTGCACCGTCATAAAAATTGCAGTCGCCGTTGATGGTGCCGTTGTTGTACGAACTGTCGTGGAGCGTGCAGGCTCCGTAGATGATGCCGTATTGGTACTGGCGCGAATAGTCGTAAAACGTGCAGGCTCCGGTGATGGTGCCGTTGTTGAACGAATAGTAGTGAAAAGTGCAGTCGCCGGTGATGGTGCCGGCGGAAGAGTTGTACGACTCGCCGTCGAACGCGCAGTCGCCGTTTATGGTGCCGCTGTTGTACGAACTGTCGTGGAAAGTGGCACCGGCGTTTCCGTATTCGCAGTGCGAGAAGTCGTAAAAGTGTGCTTCGTTCCA